TGCAAATAATGCAAGTGGTGCAAATAATGCAAGTGGTGCAAATAATGCAAGTGGTGCAAATAATGCAAGTGGTGCAAATAATGCAAGTGGTGCAAATAATGCAAGTGGTGCAAATAATGCAAGTGGTAAATATACAGAATTATTATGTAAAACATTTAGTACATTTTTAATAACTTCTATTTTGAGAAACCAAAAATTATTATCCACTCCAGTAACATTTAGTTGGAAATATTTTAAAGAATCTGATAATGATAATATATATGATTTGGATCAAGTTGGAGATGTTGGAGAAGATGAAGAGCCTGTAGCCGATGAAAATATGGAATTTTCTGAACAAAATATTGATTATGATATGGATTCTGATACAGAAGCAGATAACTATAAAGAAAGAGATAATTAATTAAAATTATCTTTACAGTTTTGTATTAAATATTAACATATAAAAATATAAAAATATAATATATGTAAAAAATAATGAATGTTGTTGTAAGTAGATACAATAAAAATACTGATTTTATATATAAATTAGAAAAATATGGTGTAAATATATTAATATATGATAAAGAAAATCCATCAAATCCTTATAATGTTCCAATAAATAGAGGTAATGAGGCAAGTACATATTTAAAGTATATTGTAGACCATTATGATAGTTTACCAGAATATACATTATTTCTCCATGATGAAGAATATTCTTGGCATCATGATGGATCTATAGAAGAAAGATTTTTAGAAGCGATGGATTCAAATGAATTATATTATAATATTAATAATTTTTATCTTAAGCCTGCAGATGTAGAACAAAATAGAAAATTTTATAGATGGTATAAAAAATATATTCAGCCATATATTCCACTTAGAAAATTGCCAAAAAATTGGATGGAGGGGTATAAAGGATGTGCACAATTTTTAGTTCATAAAAGTTTAATACAACACTTACCTAAAAAATTTTATCAAAATTTATATAATTGGATATTAAACTTTAAAGATGGTAAATTATCTGGCTATTATTTAGAATGGACATGGCATTTATTTTGGGATGTCTCTCCTAATTTATAAAAGGATTTTTTGGGATGTCTCTCCTAATTTATAAAAGGATTTTTTGGGTGAATCCTTTTTATAAAAGGATTATATTTGAAATTAAATTTAAAATTTATATATACTATATATAAATAATTAAGTTTAAAAAATGGATGATTTACCTATCATTTCTAATTTATATAAAATATTATCAAATAGGCAATTTAATATGCAATTTATCTACTTTTGCTGTGGATATTATAACAATATGGAATTATGTACAGAATTTCAATCAAAGGGGATATATTACATTATAGGAAAATTAATATATGATATTAAATCAGAAATACTTAATTATATAAATTATTTAATAATACTCATTGAAGATCAAAATTCAGTATTAAATTTACAGAATAATATTACCATTATAAATAATTTACATAGGGTATTAAGTTCCCAAAATAAAGATCATTTTTTAATGTTTCTCTATGGATTTATTAATGATAGAGAAGATTGGGGAGGATATGTCCAATATGGAAATAGTTATATTATTGGAAAAATTATATCTCTTCAAGAAAATAAAATATATATATTTTGCAGATTTATATTAAATGGTAATACTATAGAAGACATAATGACAGCAATTGAGGAATGAGGAAGAGAGCAACTAAGTATTGGAAGGCAATTAAGTATTGAAGGCCATATTTGATTATTAAAAAAATTAGCTAAAACTATGCCACAAAAATTTTATTATTATATGTTTCGTCTTCTTATTAAATATATACTATGCTTAACAACAGATAAGCAATTGGTAGATAGATTAAAGGCCTTTTGTGATTATGTCCAAGCCGTTAGCACATTAGAATGCCAAAATGATTTTATTTGCCAAGATTTAGAATTATTTGAAAATATATTAAAAAAATATAATATATATATGGACGATACAATTGCACATTTTAAGACATTACAACATAATTGTACATATATCTTAATATTAAGATTTGTATATAGTGATATATGCACAAACCCACAAACATTAAGCTTACCATTATTGGATCACATTAAAGTATATACTGACTTTTTGGCAGAGGTGAAAGTGGCTGATATTGACACTAGCGCATCTTCTGATACTAGCGCATCTTCTGATACTAGCGCATCTTCTGATACTAGCGCATCTTCTGATCAACAGATGAAAGGCCTTAGTTTGGCATATACCCTTTTAAGACCTGAGAAAGTAAAATTAAAACCATATGTATTAAAAAAAATTACAGATTTTCTTAAGAAAAACTCTTAAGAAAAACTCTTAGGGGAAGCTCTTAGGGGAAGCTCTTAGGGGAAGCTCCTAGGAGGAGGGCATTTATCCACAATGAGCAAAGGGTCATTTTCTTCAACATACTTCTTTATAATACTATCTATCATATTGGAATTAAGTTCAACATCTATTTGAGTAATATTATATTTTTTTAATGAAATTAAATGATTAGCATCTTTATGGTCAATAAGAGAATGCTGAAAATAATTATGATGGTGAATAATATTTCTTTCATTATCTTTTTTTGCATTAAGCTCAATATCTCCCTTTATTACATTTATTTTATTACTTGTATCTATATATAAAAATACTATAATAATTCTTCTTTCTATTAAAGGGCGATTAAGGCCTTGCGGGTAATATGCTGTCTCAGTATTTATTATATTAGCAGTAAATATATAATTAGAACCAAGGTAACTTGTTATATGCCTTAGCCAATACTCTCTTGGGGTCGATGCTGCAAGTTTTGAGAATAGTGCGCATTTACTTAATTGTGTATTGGAGGGCATTTCTGTAGATGTAGATGAGGTGCTTTCTGTATATGTAGATGAGGTACTTTCTGTAGATGTAGATGAGGTACTTTCTGTATATGTAGATGAGGTACTTTCAGAGGCTTTATGCCTATAAGCTTCAGTAAATAGTATAAATTCCTTTCTACTCATAGAGCATTTAGTATATAATTTGGCCATTTTATATATATATATAATAATAATCAATTATGCTATATATTTGATAATAAAATTTAATATGGCATCAATATACATAATAATGGGTGAACCCTGGTCAACTAATGAAGTAGCTACTATAAAGCGACAATATGTAAATGAGAATAATACACATTTTACTGATTTGATGCAATACTTACCACATCGGACTGCGGGGGCAATTTTATCGCAAATAAAAAAAACAATAAAAGCGAATGATATCTTAAGACGAAATTCAGCATTTATGTCAATAGATCATCCTTTATTTAAAAATAATCGATCTGATATGACGGAAGAGTCAAGAGTTAAAAAAAAGTGGAGACGTGTCGAAATTCATAATCTAGCGGAGCAAGTGATGTCTTCAGATTCTGGATTTGATAATATAACAATCGCTGGTAGGACTAACGCTGCATGTTTATCTCAAATAAAAAAATTGAAAAATAGCAAATTTCTTACAGATGAAGAAAGAGAGGCCGTGGCTAAGGCTATAGAAAATAATAAAAAGGCAGTTAGAGAAGCTACTGCTAGAGAAGCTGCTAAAAGAACTGCTAAAAAAATTGCTAATGAAAAAGCTAACGAAGAAGCTAAAAAAAAAACTAAAGAAATCATTAGAGAAGCGACTATTAGAGAATCTGCTATTAGAGAAGCTGCTGCTATTAGAGAATCTGCTATTAGAGAATCTGCTGCTATTATAGAAGCTGCTGCTCTAAAAGCTGCTGCTACTAGAGAAGCTGCTATTAAAGAATCTGCTGCTATTATAGAAGCTGCTGCTCTAAAAGCTGCTGCTGATATAGAAGCTGCTGATAAAAAATCTGCTAATAAGCTACTGCGTAAAAGAAAACAAGAGGGTAGTGATTATAATAAAAAATGGACCAAATCTGATATAGAAATAGTAAAAAAAATGTGTAATAGGAAGGAACCTATAAGCAATATGCGTCGCATATTTACTAATAGAACTATAAATAGTATAAACTGTATAACATATAGAATCAAAAAACAATTATTTATTGAAGAAGTGGTTGATATATTTGGAAAGGATGACATTGGGGACCAGACTCCTAGCGATCAGGTCCCTAGTGATCAGACTCCTAGTGATCAGGTCCCTAGTGGTCAGTACCTTGATGCTCAGTCCCTTGACAATCAGTCTCTTGGCAATTGGTTCCTTGACAATCAAGCTTCTGATGGTCTGGTGCCTGATGAGCATGCCTCTGACAATTATTCTCTTGACAATCAAGACATTGACAATATGGATGTTGACAATATGGATGTTGACAATATGGGTGTTGATGAGCAGTCTCTTGGCGAGCAGACCGCTGGCAATTATTCCCTTGACAATCAGCCTCTTGGCAATTGGCTCCTTGACAATCAGCCTCTTGACAATCAAGCTCCTGATGATCTGGTGTCTGATAACGAGCTCTTGGGTAGTATTATTGGTGATTGTGAGATATATTATGGCTTCTGAGATATGTATGACTTATGGTCATGATTAGGATGGCTATATAGAATATCTAGCGTTCTAAGATATGTATGTAATCCTGCATCTTGTATAGGAAGCACATGTGCATCTTCACTAGATTCATTATGGTGGGAATGCCAATATCCTGCAGGAGTTATAAAAGATGCACCAGTTTTCCAATCTTCTCTATGGCCATCTTTGATCATACCATCCGAATCTAATTCAGTCCCAATCATTGTATAACAGCCTGGTTGGCAGCTGATAACAAAGTCAAGAGCAACTGATTCATGCCGATGCGGATATTGGATCTTTCCTTTAGGTAATAGTCCAAACATTGCCCATAATGTATGAGTAATTGTGCGAGTTTGTGGAAAATTGGCATGTGCAAGGAGGACACTAACTCTATTAGCCTTACTAGAGACTGGATCATTTACTATTTGATTTAGCTTAGCCTCTGCTTTAGAATGTTCAAATAGGGTAGGTTCAAATCTCTGTTCTGTTGCGGTAACGCCAAGGTATCGAAGTAGAGGTGCATCATGTACCCAATAAAAACTAGCCTCTCTATTGCAGTAATGAATTGCTTCACCATGTGCTGGAAGCACCATAAAATCTCCCTTTTTCCAATTAATTACTCTATTGCATGCTTTTGTATAACCTTCACCTTGAAATACAAAAAATAGCTGACTTGTAGCAAGGGCATTTGTTTTAAGTGAACCTTTTACAATGCGAACAAAATTTGCAAGTAGAGAAGGACTTGTAGCAGGCCCATCACATTGCATAGCTGCGCTGACATCAAGAGGGAGAATCCCACTACTCATTTGCTGAAAAAAATCTGGAGAAAATGAATGATATGGTACAGGTGGGATAAGATTTTCAAATATTGGATTTGCTGTTGATGCATAGTCATAGTAAAGAGCATTTTTTGTTAAATCTTCATTTTTATTGTTTTTATTAGTATTTATATTAATCTTAATACTGATATTAACAATAATTAATACTAATAGTATTATCAATATAAAAAATATAAAATTAATAATCATTTTTTTTTAATTGGTAATTATATTATATATATTTATATTTGATAGTTAAAATTTAATGGTTAAAATGAATATACATGATCGTTTTGTTAGGTTAATAAATTGTGGGGCAATTAATGCCCCTGATCAAACTTCTAATGAATCTTTGTATCAGATATATAAGCTTCGTATACGTGTCCATATTGAACTATATCGTTTAGGTGGTGAAGATTTAGTCTATGAAGATGATCGTTTAAGAGTGAGAAATTATCTAATACGAGCAGATTTTGAAGAAGCTTGTTTAGATCTTTATGGAGTAGGAAATCGTAGTGACAGCGACAATGACAGTGACAATGATAGCGACAATGACAGAGGCAATGTCAGAGATAATGACAGAGACAATGTCAGTGACAATGTCAGAGATAATGCCAGAAACAATGAACCCATACAACAATGAGTTTATAAATATTTTTTGATCTTCTCCACACTATCTAATGCCCCTTCTGTCCATCCTTGATGTTCAGAAATCATTTCACCAATTATAAATATATTATCAAATGGCATTTGATTTACTTTTTTTTCTGTTGGTGCAAAATAATGCGTACCAATATCCCAAAATTTTCCCCATAGTGCTTTTATAGTTGGTAATGCAATTGTGGCTCGTTTCTCACAATTATCCACTAAATGTGAAAAAAGACATTCATTAAATAATTTTTCAAAATATTTTCTATTTTTATTTGTATTTTTTATATATGGCTTTAATGCTAGTGCATAACTATTATCACTATATGATATCATATAAATACCTTTTTCTATATTTATTGGCAATATCTTTTGCAATGGGCCATCTGTAAGAATACAATTAGTATTATTTAATTCTTTCATTCTATTTATTAAAATATTTGAAGGATTAAATTTTGCATACATTCGCAAAAATGGCTGTCCGCATACATATTTATATCCAGAAAGTAATTTATGTAATGAGGTTGCTGTTGTTGCAATAATTAGTTTGTGTGTATTATACACTGCATTTGACCCCTTTACAATAATTTTATCATCTTTTCTCTTGAATGATTTTACTTCTTCTATTTTTATAGTTGTATTTGCATTTTTATTCCCATTTTCATTTGCACAAACACATTGCACAAGTTTATCTAATAATAAATTCCAATTAATTAAATACCCTATTCCATTTCGCACATTGTCTTCCATATTATAATTATATAATGTTCTCTGTACATCTTCATTCTCATAATCAGAAAATCCGGAACTTTGGATAAATAATTTATATTTCTTTTTTAATATTTTTTTTGCAAATTTTTTGAATGTTGGATTTTTATTTGTTTTCTTTTTTGAATTTTTGTTTGTTTTCTTTTTTGGATTTTTGTTTGTTTTCTTTTTTGAATTTTTGTTTGTTTTCTTTTTTGGATTTTTGTTTGTTTTCTTTTTTGGATTTTTGTTTGTTTTCTTTTTTAATATTTTTTTTGCAAATTTTTTGAATGTTGGGTTTTTGTTTGTTTTCTTTTTCTTATATTTTTTAAACTGATCTCTCAATAATTTTAAATCTGTTAATATATTTATTTTTTTAAACATTGAAAAACTATTCAATTTTATTTTTTTAGTAGGGATATTTAATTCCTTTAATAATGAAAGTAATAATTTATCACCCTTTCTTCCAATTCCTGCACCTATTGGGACATTTACACCATAAAACTCTTTTAATCCTATTCGGCCACCAATTTTTTCTTTTTCTAATATAGTTATCTTAGCATTAGGGTATTTCTTTTGTATATTATATGCTGCATACAATGCAGAAATTCCACAGCCAATTATTATATAATCATTCATTATATTTAAATATATTAAAAAATATAAAAAAAAATAAGTATTATTAAAAAGACTTTTTAAAAAAAAGTTCACAAAAAGACTTATTTTACCTAAGTGTTTTATCTGGAGAATATCCATGTAATATTAAAATAATATGCTGTTTTGTTGGATATCCTTTATATTTACCATCAGAATAGTATAAAGGTGTTTTTTGTGCCCTCATTTGCCCTAATCTAGAATTAATAAATCCTATTCTATAAGACCAGTAATCTTGCCCTTCAGGTTTATTTTCTTTTATAGGAATATATTGTAATTTATTTGCCTTTCCATTAACTTTTTTATACATTTCTAAAAATCCTTTATCGGTTTTAGTTCCTTTTTTAATCCCTCTTGCAACTTCACTAACTTTATAAATTTTAGCTATTTTTTCATATTTTTTTATTTGTTTAAGTGTTAAAAATTTATATTTTTTATCTTCATCTTTTTTTAACTCAATTTGAGTTAAAAATGCGATGATTTTTTTTTGTGAACTTTTTTTAAAAAAAGTTTTTTGGGTGAAGCCTTTTTTAAAAGGCTCTTTGCGATCTCTATGCAATGAGTTATGCATTATCAAAGTCATCCGCATTTAATGTACCAGCAGTTAATTTTTGTTTAATATGTTGATGCTTAGAAGCATCATAATTTGGTATATTTAATTTAAATTCAGTATATGGGGATTTTGGATCCATAGATTTAACTTTATTAAAGTCCCTTATAGCCTCTGGAGATGCAAGAAATCCATTTTTATTATATCCATTATAATCGTAATTGTAATTATTACTCCTGCAAAATACATAAATAATTATAATAATGATGATAATAATTAATATTATTAATATACATACTGCACCAGAATTGCCAGAATTATTACATCGCATTTGAGGACCAAATCCCCTCCCTTGCATTTGCATCATTCTTTGCAGTTGCATCATTTGCTGCATTTGCTGAGGCTGCATTACCATTTGTTGCGGCATCATATTTTGTTGCGGCACTTCATCCATTTCATAAAAATAAATATCTGCCATTTTTAATTATATTATTATATATATTAATAAATAAAAAATAATGTTTATTAATTTTATCAAAAGTTTATGCTTTATATAACTAGTTCTACTAATAGTAATTATTAATAAAAAAAATAATATACTAATATATAGACATTATATCTCTGTATCTAAGAGAAAATATCGTTAAAATCTAGACTAGGATCTAGATAAAAATCGCCATACTCTTCAGTATTACTGTTGCAATAAGGATGAGAAGAATGATTCTTTGCCTTCTCAGCCTCCTTGCAATTAGCACTGTCAGCAATATTGATGCCAGTAACTGCAGCAATAATGGCATTATGCACAGCAAATACTTGTTTGCTAAATTTAGCATCTTCTTCCATTCTCTCAGCCTCTGCCTCCTCTGCTTTTTCTCGCGCAATACGCTGCTGACGTTCTTTGATACGCTTTGCTTGATCAATACGCCATGGTACCATTAATAGTCTTTTAACACGCTTACGCCTTTTATTAACACAATATTTCACTTTGCATGTAGGCGATACACATACTAAGCTATGCTTATATTGAATTTTTTTATTGGTCCTACATATATGGCAGATATTGTAAGTAGGGCCATTTTTACAGATTATTTTATGTTTCTTACGTAAGGTAAAATATTCAGTGCATATTTTGCAATCTGCAGTAATAATAGTGCATAATGAATAATGGTGAATATATGTCATTTGGTTATGAGCACATTCACTACAGCCTTTTTTACTACATGGCCCATGGGATGTAATGCTGAACTCAGATTTACGGCTTTTTATAGGATTTACATTTTCTTCTTCATTTTCTTCTTCATTTTCTTCTTCAATGCGTTTGCGCTTTCCCCTAATCATTTTATATATATATATATATTCTACTTTACTATATAAAAATATATTATCAAATATAACTATTTTTTTAATTAAAAAAAAATAAAATTAGTCTTTTTTAGAGTTTACATTCTCTTAATAGTACCAGATACCACTCCAGAAGATGGAGTGATTACACATCTCCATGTTGGCTTTGGTACTCGTACTTCATCGCCATTTTCAAGTACTTGAACTCTACTACTCTCATACTTGGCCGAATCATCACTTTCACGAATTTCTCTCATAACTTCTTTTGCCATAGCAGCATTTGCTGAATTTGTATTGCGCAATGCTGCCTGATCTGTAATGTGGAACAGATTAGAATCTGAAAGTGCTAACTCCTCTCCAGTTTCTTGTAAATGTATACTTTTTACCATCCAGAATGAAATAGTTTTGCCACCTTTTGCTGCCTTTACATAATTTTCATAAGTTACAATAACTTCTTGACCAATAAGTGCATTAATTACTTCTGGCGTCGGACCATTGCTAGTATGATATAGCGTAACATGTGCTCCACCTACAATATCTGTCAATAAGACTCCTGTATATGTATACGCTGCTTGTGGCGAAATAATATCAGAAAGCGGCACCCCTACTAACTCTTCTGATAACAGCGTATTAACAATAATGGAAGCATTTTCTTCTGGACTAGTTTGAATTATATCCACAATAAGTGCTCCTGAAGTCTTTTTAAATGTATTTAAGAACTGCAATGATGGTTCGTAAAAGTTTACTCTAAATGCATATCTCCACTTGTCGCCTTCAAGCCCTTTAGCTCCTGGAATAAAGGTAGATCCACCAGCCTCACTAGTAGTTAGACCAATACGATCTGCTATTCTACACTCAATAATATCATATGAATCAAGTTTATCAGGCACAACGGCAAGTACTCTAACAGGCCTTTGGGTATACCTCAATACTTCTAAAATTAGTGCAAATGTCGAAGCTGCTCCATTTGGATCTGGATGGTTTTTATCTACAACCATTAACTTGAGATTTAGGTCTTTAACCAATACTGATATTTTGTTCTTAAACTCGCTTTTAGAACCACCCTCTTTTGAAACAGATGCGCTATTTGGTAACCTTTTAAGTAACTCTCTAGTAATACTACTCTTTCCACATGCAATTGGTAATCCAAGAAATACTACAATATATAATAGAGATTCGGCCGTGGAGTCATCGGCAGTGGCAGTGGCATTGGCGGCAGTGGCATTGGCGGCAGTGGAGTTGGCGGCAGTGGCGTTGGCGGCAGTGGCGTTGGCGGCAAGTTCATCCAAAATAACTTGCCTATTTTCTGGATTTACGAATACATGAGCAGCTCCCTTACTTATCAGTCCTTTAGTAATTCCATTTATTTTTTGCGCATTATCATTTGGACCCGATAGTATGACAATATACTTCCCTTCAACATTCTTGCCAAGAGAAGGTACATTATTTACAAGTGCTTCAGGGGTCATTTCCATTCTTCTTTCAAATTCTAAGATCCCAATATTGCCCAAAGACAATACATATAGATTAGGCATATGTGGCAATATGCTTGCACTCATATCATTGGGATATCCAAACAGAGCTCTAAATGCAAAATTATTTGGACGGGGTGTGTTAAAAAACTCTTCAACAACTTCAAGATACTTCTCTTTTCTGGTAGTTTCATCCATTTCGGAAAATCTACTATAAATGCCATGAAGATATGGTGTAATTGTAGAATGCAACTCTTTTGGAATAGACCAATTTTGGAAAAATATGCGTATCAGTCTTTGATCACTGTCAATATTGCCAGTAATCTTTTTGAATTGATTACGAATGCCAAATGTATTTATAATGTATGCAAGACACTTTATCTTTGCAATACGATATGCAACTACTAAGGGTATCCACATTTGCATAATATCACTAATAATACTGGCATTGGCATATGCACTAGCACTAGCATCAGCACTAGCATCAGCACTAGCATCAGCACTAGTGCCAGCACTAGCACTAGCATCAGCACTAGTGCCAGCACTAGCATCGGCATCAGCACTAGCATCGGCATCAGCATCAGAACTAGCATCAGAACTAGCACTAGCATCAGCACTAGCACTAGCACTAGCATCAGAACTAGAACTAGCATCAGCACTAGCATCAGCAAGCTCTCCAACTCTGAAGACCAGTCCTCGAGGCAATATCATATCTGGATGCAACAAGCCTATTGATCCAAAAATACTATCATTTTTAATTTGTAGCTGTGCAAATATGCAATTGCCGCATTTGTAGTATCTGATTCGTATCTGTGGTCCATATCGATGAAACAAATCTGCATACATTTGTGAGGATAGTGACAATTCTCGAATAAAATTCAAATTGGACTCTTCAGATAGTTGGATATTTTCTGGCTGCTTATATGGTACTACTTTTTTATACCAATCCACAATTTCTTTAGGAGTAATCTTTAAAACACGAGCATTGAGTGATTGAAAATATTCATTAGCGATAGGCGCGTATGTTTCCATTTCACTATTATATAGCTCAGCAGCTGCACAAATATTTTCTATAATGCTGTGTAAATCTTCCTCAGATCCCATCTCAAACGTTTGAACAACAAGCCCTTCACATATATCCCCCTGTGTGGCCTTATGAGATAATAAATAGCCAGGCTGAACGCCCCAGCTAATCATTGAATCTTTAGCTAAAAAATTCTCTATATCTTTAGAAATCCAATTGTATTTATTAGCCCGTATCTTTGATTCTATATGGATACCATTTGTAAAAATGGCACCACCGGCGATGGGTAGCTTATATATTGCAGCAAATCTTAATATTTGTGCAATATTCCATATTTTTCTTGTTAGCGGATCATCGCCTGAACTTGTAATTGCTGTTAATACAAAATGGGGCATACTTGGAGTTGCACCATGTTGCCCTAATACATTGGGTACTACAAATTCAAAAGATAGTGTAAGACCCATGTCATACACAGTTGTTGCAAAATTATGAAAGGCATTAGGGTCTTTAGAAAATATTGCCTCAAAATAGCCCTTAAGCATAATTGTGGGCAGGTGTGTGAACATATTATCTGCTGAATTTTTTGCAAATGAGTATATAAACCCACTATTTATGCCAGCAAACATGCCTAAAGATCCTGAATATTTGATACTAGCATAGTGCAATTGATTATGTCCTCTTTTGTTAAATATTGTATTATTATTCTCAAATTTTTGTAAAAAGCTAGAAATAATCCCTATTGTCGTTGCTCCTAAAATTGTTATAACTTTATTCGATTCCATAATTAGTCTTGTTCTTAATAGTCATTATACTATTATTATTCAAATATGATAATTTTATAAATGAAAGATAGTTACTATAATGGTGAAAATGAAATTTCAATAGTATATCCACTCCCACCATCTTCCATTAATGGATTTATATATTTATCTATATATTTGCGCATATATTGAATTTTATCTTTTATATAAGATATATTAATTGCAACGCCATTGCTTTGTGTAATTGCGAAATTATTTGATACCCATGTATTATATGTGCTTTCAAAATTTAAAGGTGGTGCAATACTGCTTATATTAAGATCTTTACCATTTAATGTTATTATAGATTTAGTTAATATTATTATTGGCATAGAATTTGTATTTGGTTCGGATATTTCAACAGGTATTGGATTAAGTATACTATCAACAATTGTAACTTGCACACTTTTAGAAATATTTTCAAGATAAATTTTACCATTTGGCTTTAATAATGGATATAATTGCTGAGTAAGAGTCTCTATGGTAATCATTGTATCATCATGCGCATCACCCAATACACCACCATCAAATGTTATATAGTCAAATAAAGAATGCAAATCTGCATATAAATGCAAATTTTTAAAATTAGAAAATATTTGAGAATGGGTTGTATCTAATATATATTTTATATATAATTGTATAAAATTATAATTTGTAAACATAGCCGCATTCTTTATTAATCCAATATCACAATAAATCCAATTAATTGACTTACCAACATCTTGAGGAATTATAAATTTTTTTGTATTATTTTCTCCATCAATAGCTCCTATAATAAGTATATTACACATATTTTCTCCAGTTAATCTGCTACGCAGTAAATGAATTAATTGTAATGTATACGCATTTACTAGATCTTGAAAAATTTTTGTTTTTCTACCAATATCATTTATTGATATATTGGAAAAATATGTATTAATTTTTTCATAAAACTCAAATAAATTATCTACATATTGTTCATAATACTCCTCAAATATGGATATATAGCTATTCCAACTAGTACCAATAAGTATATCTGTAAGGGGTATTGAGATATCTATAGGGTGTATTGCAGTATCTGGTGGTATTGCAGTATCTGGTGGTATTGCAGTATCTGATGATATTGCAGTATCCGATGATATTGCGGTATCTGATGGTATTGCAGTATTATTAGTTTCCATTCCACCATAAATATCTATTTTATTAATATAAATAAAATAGATATTTATGGCAATTAAAATAGCAATAATAATTAATAAAATAATTACTAAAATATTTATCATAGTTTTAGTAAAAAAAATGTAAATTAATAATTGTTTTTTACATTTTTTGGTAAAGTTTATATAATATATTCTTATATATTATAAAAATAATTAATAAATGGAAATTTATAAAGAGTTATCGAATATAATAGTCATAGGTATAATAAAATAATAATTTATGCCATATATGGACAATTTACTAAGTAAAAACATATAAAATGATTTATGTAGTAAACCCTATGTAATGGTATTTAGATATGCTTGTATATCTTCAAAGCAATTAATCTCTCTTTTGAGTGGTCTAATATTGGTGGGGGATAAGGGGCAAGTCCCTTTAACCCCTCTTTATTAGGGGCAAGTCCCTTTAACCCCTCTTTGCCATCTTTACCTTTTTCACCATCTTTACCAAATGCTTCAAATAGTGTATCCCATTTATGGATAATAGCAGGATCGACATCTTGTAATTCTTTAATATATTTTTTTATATATATACACTTTGGATCATATGTTTTTTGTTGTGTCCATGGATTAAAAAAGCGAAAATATGGCATTGCATCAGTCCCACAAGATGCTGTCCATTGTACGCCGCTATTATTCATCATTGCATCATAATCAACTAATTTTGTTGCAAAGTATTGCTCACCCTTTCGCCAATCAATATGCATAAATTTTATTAAAAATGACATTGTAATCATTCTGCAGCGATTATGCATAAATCCAGTTAAATTCATTTGACGCATTGCGGCATCCACTATTGGAAATCCAGTAGTTCCTTTACACCATGCATCAAACCATTTTTTATTAAATGGTGGTAATTTAATTTTAGCATATTTTTTTCTAAATTCCATATTTGGTTTATTTGTTATTTGTCTTTGCAATACATATGGAAATCTAAATACTATATTTGTATAAAATTCTCGCCAATATAATTCTGATATTATTCCGCTATGTTTTCCCAATTTATCAACAACTGCCCAATATTCTTCTCTAATACTTAATGTCATATAATGATTATGTGCAGATAGAAATGTAGTATTATAAGTTAACATATCTCTACTCTTTTGATATGTTGAAAAATTCTTTAAATTTTTTAAGATCTTTAGGCCATTTTGGCGACCACCATTAACATTAATATTTGGGTTAGTTTTATAAAATTTACTTAAATCACTACTCATTATAGTATGTTTATTTGATTTAAGTGATGCAAATATAAATTTATTAAATGTATCAGCAGGGGGGATTTTTAATTCTTTTATGCAATATTTTTTAAATGGTGTAAATACTAAATATGGAGTACCATCTTTTTTCATTGTTTCATTATTTAATATTGGATGTAATAGATAATCTTCTTTTTCAAAAAAAACTATTTTATTATCTTTACAAAATTTACTCACTGCATTAGCCCTCTTTCTTGCGTATGGTGTATAATCAAAATTCATTCCTATAGATGCAATTTTATTATCCCTCAATATGGATTTAAGGATATCTATATTATCTCCTTTAAAAAAATATAACTTACCACCTCTTGATTGAATTTCTTTAGCGAGCTCATGCAAAGATTCAATCATAAATTGAACACTATTATTAGAAAAGTATTTATTACCACCATTACTACCATTACTACCATTACCTATTTGCTCAGGAGTAAAAATGAATATTGGAGATATTGCACCCATTTCCTTTGTTTGGTGTATTAGAGTGGTATTGTCATATAGCCGCAACCCTCTATTAAAAATAAAGATATTCATATAGTTTTTATATAAGTATAAGTATAAGTATATAAAAGACTTTTTAAAAAAACTATATGATGATATTTATTTTTTTATTACTTATTATATTATTAATATTATTAATGGCATCTATAATTATTAATTGTCGATACGGTACAAATTTTACTAAAATAGGAGGTAATTTTACTAAAATAGGAGGTAATCATAATAGATTTTATTATACAATAAGTGGGGAAAATAATGGATTAGATTTTAGTAAATTACGCAATATTTTATCAGAATATAATTTTCATCCTAAGCCAATATCAGAAATAGTACATATATCATTTGGTACATTTTGTGGAGATAACACAGATTGTAAAGATAATTATGATCCTTTATTTATTAAACAACATGCAGCAATTAAAAATGTATTAAATGGCCATAATGCAATATGTGATAAAACATTATTTTATAAAACGGTAAAAAAATTAATACCAATTGGTTATAAATATATTCCACAAACATATTCAGTAGAGGAATTTGATAGCCATAATATAGATAATAATAATGTTTATATATTAAAGAAAAAAAATGCAGCACAGCAAAGGGGCGTATTAGTTTTTTCAACTATGGGTGAATATTTAGAAGCAAAAAAAGAATTAAATATTCATAAATATAATGGAATTATTTCTAAATATATAACTAATCCATTAACTGTAGATGGTAAAAAAATGCATTTAAGAGTATATATATTAGTAACAATACAATCTGGAATAACTCGATGTTATATATATGATAAATATAAAATATATAATGCAGAGGAGGTATATATAAAACAAGATTGGCTAAATCCAAAAATACATATTTCTGGACCAAATAGTATATCAAAGCAATATATATGGCCAGATGATGTATTTAGAAGCATTGATGCTGCATCCCCTCCAGAAGAATTATTAAATAATATGAATGAATGTTTTAGAATATTGTGCCAAGGTATAGCATTATCTAAGTTATCTCACTATGAAGAATCATATTCTGGATATCATTTATATGGGGCAGATATACTACTCACTGATAATAATAAAGTATATATTTTAGAAGTAAATAAAAGACCAGGATTTGGATGGATTAAAACTTTCTCAGATAAAAATGCTAGCCATAATCTATTTTTATTCATTCTCAATAATGCAGTTTTTCCCTTTTTAGGAATTAAAAGATTACAAAATCCAATTATTGAAGTTTGTAATAATGGCAATTTATTACCATTTTCAAATCTATTAACAGGATTAAATAAAAATATATTAATACCTATATCAGATGCAACGCAGGATGAAATTATGATAGCTTATAGCTTTCGACATAAATTGCAATTAGATATAACTAATAAAAATATTAATATATATTTAATATCTCAAAATACTATAATTATTGGATTTTTAATATTGGCAAGTGGTAATTATATTAATATATTTATTGTAAAAGAGTTTCAAAATTATAAAATAGATGCTGCTATGATAGCATTACTTATGGAAATGCAAGTATATATAAATTATCCACATATACTAAAAACTTGAAAATAATAATTACCTTTTTTATATCTTATAATATATATAAAATATGATTATATATTATATATTATTAATAATATTATTAATATTATCTGCCTTATTAATCGCAATAAATTTAAAACTATATAGGGTTAATTATATTAAGCGAGGTGGTAATGAATTAACTAGAGAAATGTCTGATTATTATTATGATTTATATGAAGTAGATATGATAGATAAAAATCTATTTTATGAAATTCTATTATCCAATAATATTAATAATGCCAATATAAATTATTATATAATAGATATAATTAATTCACAAAATGAAACAATGTTGCATATAGTAAAAAAGATATTATTAACAATATCTAATAATGATTTAAAAAAATTAAAATACTGTAAAATGCAAAAAATTAAAAATATGACAAATGGGGATAAAAAGAAATATGAATCTAATATATTGGAAATAATTGATAAAATAATAGAAGATCGTCATACTAGTGATAAAATAATAGAAGATCGTCGACGTCACACTAGTGATAAAAAATATAATCATTATTTAGCATTAACTGGCAATTTTTTATATGTAAATTCTTTGAGCAGTAATGAGTTATTAGATTTTTATGAATCCATACGAGAAAAACTGCGTGGCCATATAAATGAAGAAGACTATCATAATAATAGAGATATAGCATATATGATTGAAGATATTTTAACATTAAGAAGAACAAGTAGACGTATAAGATAGTTTTATAATTTTATTTTTTTATTATATACATATATATAAAAATGAAATTGCTACAAATAATATTATTAATAATATTATTAATATTATCTGCCTTATTAATTGCAATAAATTTAAAACTATATAAAATTAATAATATTAAGAGAGGTGGAGAAGTAACTGATAATATATTAGAAATTACCTATGGGAGCAATTATACAAATTTATCAGATGAAGAAAAAACAGCATTTATTTTATATTTATCTGATCTTAGCATTACTAATGATGAGATATTTAATAATTTTGAAAATAATGCAAAATTATTAGATTCTTGGCGGGCTGGACAACAATTATCAAGAAATTACTCAGATGAAGGATGGCCAAGAAATTACTCAGATGAAGATAATGAATTACAAAGTACACTTGCTGCAAGTTTAAAAGAAGATTTGGAGCAATGGCCATTACAAAATGCAACTACCGCAAATTTAAAAGGAGATTTTACGAAATTATATAATTTATGGCGAAATAGTCCATCAGCTAATCAACATTGCTTGAGAATAGAAATAAAATTTACATTTCCAAATTTCTTTAGTAATATTATTACTGATAGTATTGATATTAGTAATTTAGAAGTGGGTGAAATTACTGATTCACATATTTATTTTGATATTAAGTATAATATATGGAAACATTGTACTATTAATAATTTTGTAGATAGCACTGAAACATCATATACAGAATCATTTTATCACAATGCTATATTAGATGCATGTGATATAAATGGATGGGTTATACAATCATTTAATCCTAATAATGTAGGCAATGGGATATACACATTTATAAATGCACAAATTGCTAATATAGATAAAATTATATTTGTACCACGAGGCGATTTATCTATGGCTAGTTTTATAAAAAATATAGTATTTGGCAGACAACGCACTATAGATAAGCCATTAACAGATGGTGGATATTATGGAACCCGAAAGATTATAGGGGATGGTAATTGTTATTATACTGCATTTATATTCAATTTATTAGAATATGCATTATTTGCCAGTACATCTATAAGAAATGCAATTAAAATAAATATAATATCTGCATTAACTGAAATAAAATGGACCATTCGGGCAACTATAGAAATATATGATAGAGAAAATAATAAAATTAATAAAATTAATAAAACTGTAATGCGAGAAAATTATGAAAATATGCTTAAAACACTAACTACATTTTTTGATTCGGCCCATTCTATTTTTGAACTTGAGAGATTATTTAATCAGCAGGATATATATGGCAGATCAGAAGGGATATATATACCATTAGTATATGGGTGTAAATTACTGATAGCCTACTATATGTTTACACGGAATACCCCTGAATCGATAAAAGATATATTACTTACTACAGTAAATGAAAAAAAACGTTCAAAAATAGAAGTCTATACAAAAGAATCTGTATTATCACCATTTATACGTAATAAAATATTAACTATAAACTATGATATGGCAGATATTGTCCAACTACCAATTCTTGCATATTCTTTCAAATGTGGACAAAGGATAATATCTACATCAAGTAATATAGAAACTCCATATGTATATTATAATAACTATGTAGATCCATATAATAATCCATATATATATACAAGTCATACCTTTGATACCCAATTAAATGGAATGGTAAATTTATTATTAATTCCTGAACATTATGATATTGTATATTGTCATCCTAATAATATACCAGATCCTATATTTTCATTAGATGGGCAATTAATACCTGATACTGTACCTTTATTAAAAGAGGAAATAAAAAGTAAACGAGATGCAATAGCAAATAGTATGCAAAAGGGAATAAAAGGCATACCATATCCAATAACTATTGAACAAGAAGTTGCAAATGGTAAGAAAATAGCAGATATCGCTAAAAAGGTAGCTGCTCTACCAGATGACGAAATAATAGAAAAAGTATTATATAAGTTATCTTTTATAGATTTATACAAATTAATTAAATGTAAACAAATTAAAATGCAAAAATATCAATATTTAGATAATATTGATAAAAAAATATTAGAAATTGCTAATAGGATTAAATTATGCATTGAAAAATTAATAGACTATTATAGTATGAGACATTTAATAACTACAAATAATGATTTAAATAATGATTTAAATAATTTTCAATATATATTAGCAGAACTAAAAATTGAAATTGAATTAGATGAAGATGATCAGATTGTATTTTTAGAAAATTCTCCATCTAAACAAGAAGTGTATATATTCTTTTTAAAAACATTTCCACCTATATTAGTTATTGGTGGAGGATTTCCTTATCCTAATGGTTTTTTTGTAGTGGGTGATCATGATACTGCAAATTTTGGAAAAGGCTTAGATTGGTACATTTCTGATTTTTGGGAAAAATTATATGAAGAATTAAATGGTAAAAAATTTAAAGCAATTATGATTGATAATGGTACAGAATCTTGGCTATATGATGGTACTAATACTATAGATTATAAAAAAATGGGAGAGATATTTAAAAATGTAATTGAGCCAAATGGTATAGTTATAGTAAGAGGACCATCTATCCCTTTTAATTATGAAGAGTATGATCAAAAAATAATAGATGAATTATATAAGCAGCAATTTAAAAATATTGGACTAATTTGCCTTTTAGTATTACAAAATTATAAAGATTTATTTACAATATTTAGTTTAAATGAAGGATTGGATATACCAATATTATCTGAAGGATTAAATACTCCTGAAATATATCCTACTATAGATTATAGTAGACATTCAGAAGCTAGTATGAAACTAGAGTTTCCTGATGAGCTTTCTCCTGGATGGTTTATTAAATATCCAATAAATTTTAAATGTATGCAATATGGTACGCTCCAGTCAAGGGGACTGGCCACTTATATTGAAGATATTGTTATAAAAAATATCCACCCAAGCATTGCTATTGAATCTACAATATCAGACATAGATGAAATTATTCCAGAAATAGATACCACTATAATAAATATATTAGTTTATTGCTATCCTGAACAAATTGATACATATTATAATTATTCTGCATTAGAAGATATTATTAAAATATATCGTGGTAACTCTACTACTGAATATAAAATATATACATTAGATAATAAAATAGGCAGTAATAGTGATTTTAAAGTAAATGGATTTAAAAATGAGTTTATAGATTCTCAAATTGAGAAATGGGATATTATATTTATAGCAGACTGTGATGGAAAATTAATACATAATATACATTGGTTTAAAAATGTTTTAGATAAAATTATAAAAATGGTTAAAATAAGTGGTGAAATATATTTTAGTAATATAGATATAAGTAATATTGAAGATCTTATATCTAAATTATCAAATTATTATTCTCTAAATAGATATAATAATATGATACAAATTATAAAATATATATAAATATATATATTTATAAAAATGAACGTATCTCAAATAATATTTTTTATATTATTAATAATTTTACTAATTTTATCTGCCTTAGTAATTGGTATTAATTCAAAATTATATATAGGCAATGGTGGTATTAAAAGAGGCGGGACTAAATTAACAAATGCGGATATTATAAGTACTTTAAAAACTAATAATCTATATATAGAAAGTGCAGAAGATGCTATATGTCGCTACTTAAAAGGCCTTTTTAATCAAAAAGAAGATTTTGATCAGGCAGATATTAATGATCTTGTTATTGATTATTACAGGTCCATTTATGTTGACATAGGACAAACAAAATCTGATCCTGGATTATTAAGTATAAGTAGTAGTAATTCTAGTAGCAGTTCTAGTAGTGATCAAATTTTACAACAATTAATTGATTCAAATCAAATTTTACAACAATTAATTGCTAATTTTCCAAATTTAGCCCTAACTCCAGAGTCGGCAGCATTAATAATACAAAATCCAGACAATATATCATTGGCTATAACCGAGGGCGATATACGCTTAGCACAATCAATAATAGATAGTTTGTTGTCAGATGAACAGCGTAAACAAGAAGAAGATGCATTATTCGCAAGTTTAGATAATCGTGTTGCCATTCATCCATTATATGAAGCATGGTCATGCTCAGAATCACCTAGTAAACAAATGGAATTGATAAGAAGAAATGAAGGATTTATTGATGAACGAGGGGGTTTGCGTTATATACGAATTGCATTTCCAAACTTTTCTGATACAAGCTCTACCACAATAATTGATATTAGTGAGGATCCTAATAATATTTATTTTAATATTAAATATGCTATATGGGTGTGGTGTGTTGACAGTAAAAAAATAAATGATACTCCTAACAATAAGAATTCTTATTTTTGTTATGGAGATTTAGATGCTTGTGATAAAAATGGTTGGACTTTGGACACATTTGATATAAATACTATATCAGTCCACAATCCTGAGTTAAAAATAAAAGATTTTATGACAAAATGTAGAGAAAAATTATCTGAAATTATATTTATACCACGAGGTGTTGAAAAAACAAATTTTGTAAAAAATAAAGTATATGGAAGAAATGATTTATCTATACTTTATAGGACAGTAGATCCAATAAGTAGAGATAAATTTAAATCTGTATGCATCGTAATGACATCATTAGGCTATTGTGGTAGAAGAAGAGTTCAGGGTGATGGCAATTGCTATTATACATCATTTATTTTTAATTTATTAGAATATGGAATTTTCAGTAAGAATCCAGAAATTATACTAAATATAATAAATGCTCTAGAAAGTGTAAAGGATGATATTCAAGACTTTATAAAAATTGGCGATACCATTATAACTAAAAGCGAAATGGAGACAAAATATAATTCTATGATAGAAGCACTTACAGATTTGATACAAGATAACATTGAAGTTGTAAATATTTTTTCACTTGAGAGATTATTTAATAAACAAACACCATCCGGAGAGCCTGATGGAATATTTATACCATTAATATATGGATGTAGGCTACTACTATATAGATATATAGTTGATAATGCTGAGAGAATTAAAGGCTGTGCTATTGAAATAATGATTAATGACCTATTAGAACGCATTCAGGATACATATAGGAAGAGTACTGCAGCCCCTACACTTTTATTATTAATGGGCGAGGATATTGAATATATTGTCGAAATACCATTTTTTGCATATATATTTAAATGTAAACAGAGGGGTATTAAAGTTCCAAATAATGGCTCAAAAATCATTATAAAACAGGATACTAATGGGTCTATTACTAAGATAAATGAACTTGATGAGATAATTATATATGATGAGTATAAAGACCCATATTCATTTGTAGTAGATCAATTCCAAGATTATGTTATTCCAGATAATTCTACATTTGCAAAAATAACTGAAGAGGAACTTAAAAAAATATATAAAGAGGAATTTTTAGGTATTGTAAATTGTGTATTAGTTCCAGGTCATTATAATATTGTATATCATTCAAATAATGTCCCTGATCCTATACCAAGAATATCCACAATATTTAAAGAATTAATAACAAATGGATATTATGAGGATGTTGGTATGGCATCAGAAGATATCCCCAGTTATTTAACTGTTGATAATCTTGTAAATTCACTATTACAAGTAAAAGCAGCAAGTGCACTAGAGAAATTATCACAGTTAAAAATGGAATCACCGCAGTTATTGGGAAATATATCAGATCATATAATAGTACAGGCATTAGATACAATGCCCACTGCAGATATAAATAAATTAATTGCTTGTAAATCAGCCAAAATTAATAGCTATGCAGGAATTGAAACGCCCACTTATGAAATGCTATTAGATATGATGATATTAGCCAGTGCTATAACTTATAATAAATCAGAATATCAAATCGACGAGCGCTCAGTAACTGCCGCATATGAGCATCTTAATCCTAGTTGGATAAGTGATGATTATTTAATTTTATTTGAAAAATATCGCAAACAATATGTAAATAATCCAGCGGAGTTTTTTGATAAAATAGATAGATATTTTAGTAAAGTAGAACCTCTTCAGATTGATAATAGGCGGCAACGATCCGAGGACTTTGCAGATTTACTACATGATTATACAATGCAATTAATTAGAGATATGGGGAATAGATTAACGACAGAAAACACATGCAATATACTTATTATAGGAGCCCTTGAGGGAGAAACCAATAAAAATACATTTATAGCACCTACATCCGAAGATGGAAAAAAAATTAATTTTATTTATTGCGATGTTGGATTAATAACGGACATATCCTCATCTTATTCAGGATATAATTATAAAAAAATATATATAAAATATATATTAGATAAAAATAGTTTTCAAATATTTTCTTACTTTGAATCCTTATATAAATTATATAAATTGTCACATATATTTGACTATATAACATTTGATGGTGGTGTATTGGGTGGTGTATTAATAACTACTGACCCAATTATTACAATACCTACTCTTATTGATGATTTATATCCATTATTAAAACCAAATGGTAAAATTTATATTGAAAATATAATAAAAATGTCACCACAAATTTCTAATATATCAACTGCTATAATATATAACTATAATAATGATATGGGAAGCTGTAAAGATCCCAGTATACTCGATTATACATATATATTACCAGCCATACGGGCGACTAAATTACCTAATGGTATACGACATACTAATGCGCCTGCAGATTTTGAGGTAACATATTATAATTGGGCAGAACATGCTAATACAATTATAAAAGATAAAGGTATTAAAATTAATATAGCTTATAGAAAAGACTCAGGTAATTACATAAATCCATTATTAGAAAATGGGGGGGGTGGCTCTACTATAGAAATTTCATTTCAACCATTAGTCTCAAATCTTGCCAAACGAGTAATGGACTTTGGCGGTTAATTATAATATTCTCCAAATTCTTGATATTTAGACATAGCATCTGGGGATAATCCCTGATGCCCATATAATTTTTGACAATCAATATCAAAGCCCTGTTGAGTATAACATCTAAATGATGCCCATCCTCGATCATTGCCTAAATCTTGTAAACTAACTGCCCTTTGCTTACCTGGCGGATCTCCATAAAATGTGTTTTTATTATATGCATTTGGATAAGACATTCCCATAGCTATTAATATAATCATTAATATAACTATTAATATTAATGTTATTAAATTTATTATAGATAATTTATTCATTTTTTTTTAATTTTGTTACTTATATTATAAATTTTATAAAAAATGAATATTTTATAAAAAATGAATATTTTATCTATAATGATTAATGCTATGGGGATAAAATATGCATATTTGAATATATGCATTATAATATATATATATAAATAAGTATGGAAATGATTTGGAGAGATAGTGTATTATATGAAAAAGGAAGTAATTTATTATTTCATTTTTTAATCAAAAAATTACGTTTTTCAGCAATTGATGAAATTAAAGAGATAATAGAATCCGATGACTCTCTCCAAAATCAACTACGGATGTTAAAGGCTATATATTCACCAAAACAAAAAAAATACTCTCCTCAGAGCTTAGAATTGAGGCATAAATTATCTCAATTTATGGTCGAGACGCCATGGTTTAATAATAATTGTGATGAATATAGTGGATGGACAGTTTTTGATGCAAGGGATTTAGAACTATTAATAAATTATATGGATGAGATCCCCTCATTAAATTCGGCATTTACTTTTAAATTTAGCACAATGCTGGAAATTACTCCTAAACTATTATTTAATATTAAGAGAAGTATTTTGGCATCATCAAAGCAATTTTTAACAAAAGAAATATCTTTCATATACGTAAATATTGGTGATGTTGGAGGTGATCTTTTTAGAGGAATAGTACAGCTATTAGAACTACCAGCAAATTCTACATTTAATTTAAAATCTCAGGAATTGGATGCAATGCCCTTTTCTAAATTAAAAAAAAGATCAGCATCATTAATAACCATTTTTATGACAGTTTGTCATTTTGGAGTTAATATTAATCAGAAATTTAAAAAATTATATAATTTATCTACTAAAGGTGGATATTTATTAATTCAAGACCATGACCTACCCCCATACCAAAGAGATAAAGCGCATCTATATGAGACATTTTATAACTTATATAGAATATTGTATAATGAGATATCAATAGCAGATTTTATGGCTATATATAAACATGAAGCTACTAATTATATGACTAGATATGAATTAATAGAATGTGTATCAAATGCTGGATATACCCCCATTGGTATAAATATATTAAATGATACAGATGGTTACTATAACAGAGTTATTATTCTATTTCAAAAGAAGTAAGTAGTATATTTAATAATTTATTTTTTTATAAATATTTGAGAATGGGCACCATTTATATGCTATACTCAACAGGGCATTAATATAGATTGCTAGATAATTATATGAGTATCAGGGATTATTTCCAGATAAAGTGCTTTGTATAACTTTCCATTTCTTGTTTTATAAGTTTATTAACTTTCCATTTCTTTTTGTATAAGTTTATTAACTTTCCATTTCTTTTTGTATAAGTTTATTAACTTTATCCTCAAGTATAACACATTCAAGCTGTTTATTGGTAAATAGTTGTTGCTCCTCAGCAAAATAAGGAGTACTAGAATGAGAGTCAGTACTAACTAAAGTTCTAGCACTATTGGATTGTTTTAAAGGAGTAATCCACATATCTTCTATATTTTTTAACTTTTCTTCTATATCTACCTGCACACTACAAATAAATCCATATTGCTTTAAAATTGATATTGCTTTTATATTACAATTATTATTTTTATTAAACATATTGTACATTTGTACCATATAGCTGGAAATCTTATTAAATATTATAATAAAGTTCTTCATATCTATATGATTTGCCACAAATTTAACAAATGTAATAAATTTAGCATAGTCTGTAGAGTCTGTAGAACTATATAAAGATTGTAATTCCTCATGGATATCATCATTATCAATAATTATATAATTAGCCTTAGTACTAGTATTAGTAGTATTATTAAGAATATGATCAAGAGTAATATGCTCAGCTGTATAAGATGATGGCGCTCTGGGCATAGATTTGCAAATAACTAAAGTTCTAGCACTATTGGATTGTTTTAAAGAAGTAATCCACATATCTTCTATATTTTTTAACTTTTCTTCTATATCTACCTGCACACTACAAATAAATCCATATTGCTTTAAAATTGATATTGCTTTTATATTACAATTATTATTTTTATTAAACATATTGTACATTTGTACCATATAGCTGGAAATCTTATTAAATATTATAATAAAGTTCTTCATATCTATATGATTTGCCACAAATTTAACAAATGTAATAAATTTAGCATAGTCTGTAGAGTCTGTAGAACTATATAAAGATTGTAATTCCTCATGGATATCATCATTATCAATAATTATATAATTAGCCTTAGTACTAGTATTAGTAGTATTATTAAGAATATGATCAAGCATAATATACTCAGCTGTAGAAGATATAGGTATTATGGGTGTAGATTTGCAAATAACTAAAGTGTTAGTAGCCATATTACTATTTTTTTTAATTATATATATATATATATATATAATTAAAAAAAAATGAAAAATACATATGCAATAATATCTGGAGAAACACCATCAGATATAAGGGATAAAATCATTCAAATATTTAATTCTAAAGAAAATTGTAGAGGGGAGATTATAAAAGTATTATTAGTCTCTAAGACTGGGGCGGAAGGATTAGATTTAAAAAATATAAGAGAAACTCATCAAGTAGAGCCATATTGGGATAAATCACGCGATGATCAAGTAATTGCTCGAGCTGTAAGGCAGGAAAGTCATGATGATTTGCCAAAAGAAGATCGAGATGTTCAGCCATATTTATATATCTCAACAAAAAATGATGAAATATGGGATTTAATGCAAGAGAAGGATAGAGAAGATGAATCTATAGATGAAAAATTTAATAACCGAGCATTAGAAAAATATAAATTAAACCTCGAATTTAGAAAATTATTAAGCGAAGTTAGTATAGAGTGTCAAATATTTGGATATGAGCATTGTAGAGTTTGCGCACCAACCAATCAAATATTATATAGAGATGACCCAATGATTGATATTAAATTGCCAGATCCCTGTGAGACCATATTAGAAACCGAAGCCATTGCTAAAGAGATAGAATATAAAGGAATAAAATATTATTATATTATAAATGGCAAAAATACTATATTTTATGAATATAGAGACGATTTTGGCGGATATGCACCTATAGATCCCGCATCATATCTAATAGATGAATTACATAAATTATTAGAATAAATTGCTATATTTGATAGTTAATTAACTACCAAATAATACATAATATAATGTCGAATAAAGCAGTGTATAAAGCAGCTCCTAAAGCAGTTAAAGCAAAAACTAAGCGAGAGAAAGTTGATAACTGGTTAATAGTACTTAATCATGCAATTTTGTGCGAGGAGTTTGAAGGGTGCAAAGAGTGTGAAGGGTGTAAAGAGTGTGAAGGATGCAAAGGGCGCAAAGTGTGTACTTCTAAAAATTGTAAAATTGTAAAAGATCTATTAAATCACAACAAATTAGGGCAATGCCCACCCAGTTGCCCTGAATGCAAACAGCGTAAAAATCTTGTAGAAGCACATGCTAAACAATGTATTATAAAAGACTGCACAATTGATGGTTGCAAAAAGCATAGAAGGCGACTGCATATGGAGCTATTAGACCATACAGCAAATAATTGCAGTGGTGGTGAATGTTTTAATAATTGCAGAATTATGAGGGGATATCTTAATCATAAGAAGATGTGCAAAAAAATTTCAGATTGCATACTATGTTGTAGAATTAACAAATTAATAAAATTGCATTCTGAACAATGTACAAAAATAGTATGTGGAGTTCCAGATTGCAATACTATACGGGCTGGCCAGCAAGGTCAAGTCATTAGTTCGCAAGACCAACTCGACCCGAGTGTGACAAGGTGCATTTATATACCATTATTAGATGCAACAAAATTAGATTAAAAATTCATCTACTATCCAATTAAAGAAATCATGACAGAATATTTTATAATATTCACTTTGACCATCTTTTTCGCCATAGTCTTCACCATATCCTAGTTTGGCATTTATCTCTAACAGATATGGAGCCCCTTTGTCATCTAACATTACATCGGCCCCAAATATCTCAAATCCAGCATTACATTCTGGATAAATTTCAAACTTGGGCAATATTGGAGTTATTAGCTCATTAAACATTTGCTCAATGGCGGTATTTATTGATTTAAATGTTGTACCTAGTGGGAGATCTGATACTGGAAAATAGAAATCATCACTATTATTATCTGCAATTTTATTATGTAATTTATTACTTTTCTTACTTTTTTTGATTTTTTTGCCTTTATGCTTATTACTAATTCCGCCATTAACAACACCATCAACATTGCTAATAGCACTATCCGCAATGTTGCTACTAATACTATCATTGCCATCTACAACTCGCCACTGATGCCGCTTTAATGTTGAGGACATTCCAGTAATGTGCATATCAATATCATCAAAATTATTAGGTTTATATTTATTTTTGGCAATAAAAACTTTAAAGGCATAATTAGAATTATTAAAAATTTTAACCTTTCTTGTTCCATCCATATGTATATAAACTCCAACATATATGCGAAAATGGAATTTTTTACCACCCCATAATAATGGATTTGTTATATATTCAGAAATAATTCCTAATGTATGTTTTAATTTATGTTTATATATATTAATATCTTCTAAAGATGTTACTATGTGGACACCCTTTTGACCAAAACTAGTAGCATCTTTTACAATATATGGTTTTGGCACGTTTGAAGTATCAAAAGTTTGCACGTTTGAAGTATCAAAAGTTTGCACGTTTGAAGTATCAAAAGTTTGCACGTTTGAAGTATCAAAAGTTTGCACGTTTGAAGTATCAAAAGTTTGCACGTTTGAAGTATCAAAAGTTTGCAAGTCAAATGTTTTTGGAATATATTTACCCATATCCATAAAAGAAGAAAATGTTTTATACAATTTTCCTTTATTTGTTATTATAGATTTACTATTCATAAGAATATTTTTTAATTTTGCCTTTTGATTAAAAAAATTTACATCATAATGTTTATGTGCAAGTAAAGTCCCCCAAGCAAAATCTACATATTGTTCAGTATCTATTACATCAACTTTATCCCAATCATTTAATCGAGCCATTAGTTGTGAAATATCTAAATTATCACTATATGTAATATATGTTTTTGCAACTAATTGTATATTTTTTTCATCCTCATTCGCAAAATTCTCAAATTCTTTATTAGATAGCATAGTATAGTTATTAGAAGAGCATGTATTTAAACACTTTTTACCTCCATAAATTTTATTATCAATTTCTTGCAAGTCGCTATCTTTCTGTAATGGATTTAATGCACTAATATTTAATTCCATATTAGCGAATGAGGATAGCTTTTTATGTTGTTTGTTACGTGGCTCTTTATTGCCTTTAATTGATTTTATATCACTCATAATTGATTTTATATCAAGAGCATCTGTATCAAATTCGTCCTCATTTGTAACTATCTCTACTTTTTTTGATTTTAAAATATGTGCATATTTATTTATCGCATCAGCAATATTAAATTCTGTAAAATCTCTATTTTCTAAAAATTTAGTAAGTGGCTTTAATCCGCCCTTATCAACAAATTGTGAATATACTAATGCAGAGCCCTTTGCATCTCGTATTCTATCGGCAATAAGTGATAATTTTGGAGAAGTTTGTTTATTAAATAAATTATTTGGAATATCTTCTATGGGGCTATCTATATATTCTCTTGGTGGTGCAAAATTACTTAATATTCTTGATTTTACATAATATGAACCCATTGTTTGATTTTCAGAATTTGGCAGTGCTAATGGCTTTGGTGTTGGGTTTGATAACTTAGTAACGCCCTTACCCATTCCACGCCCCTTTTCAGCATTTTCTTTTTCTCTTGCAAGTAAATATTGTTTATACTGCGGCGGACTCATTCCAATATAAGAAACTATTAATGGCTTACAATCTGGAAACCATCCCAAATCCCTATTTTCTTTTTTAGATTTTGTAATTTCAGCAATTTCTGAATTTTTATTATGTGTAACATGAGATACTAACCCTAATATTCTATTTGCTAATTTATTTCTGTTTAAAATACTATTTGTGGTCTTATCAACATATGCACTATAAAATATCTCATATGATGTAGGCAATAGGTTTTTGCCTGTTAACATATTAAAACATGGGACTAACTCAAATGGATCTTTAGCACATGGAGTACCTGTTAAAAATAATATTTTTAAATTTTTTGCAGTCATTATTATTTCATATATTTTTTTTGCATTTGAGTTCTCTGATCCTGAATTAATAATAGATCGAAAAAAGTTATGCGCCTCATCTACTATTAATAATTTATTATCAAGTCCATTTTGAAATAAATCTCCGCCATATTTTATTTTATGTTTATTTTTCTTATTTTTTTTATGTGCTTTAAGCGTTATATCAAATGGAATGTCATCTTCAGATTTTTTAATATTTTCCATCTGCGTTGATGAATTATATGCATCCATACTAACAAATTGAAATTTATTAATTGCATCTTTTATATCCTGTTGAGAAATTTGGGCCTTACCATTAATTAATTTAAGTAATCCCTCTATTGTTTTTTTAAAATTCTTTTTTAATCCTTGGGGTAATAGAACAACTGGCTGATATATATTCCAACAACTCATAGCAACAGATACAGCTAATCTAGTCTTTCCCATACCCATAGTATGATATATTAATAATCCCCTTGCATATTCATTTTCTGTAAATGTATCATTTAATATTAATTCTTTTATTAAATATTGATAATATTTTAAATTTTTTGCCCATGATAATATATTATCATTTGGCTCATTATCCTCTAATTCTGCTTTATATTTATCATATAAATCTCTCAGCTTTGCAGTTATTTGTATAGGAAATGATGTATTGTTTCTAATTATTTGTTTAGATTGCATATTTAACTTTTTTAAAAAAACTTAAAACCTTATATTTAACTTTTTTAATTGTCATATATTTTATACATATATTAATTTAATAAAAAAATAGATTTAATATAAAGTTTACAAAAAACCTTATAGATTTTATAATATATTAGTACATTCTTTTGGAATACGCCTTTTAAGAGAGATGAGACTTAATAACTCTTCTCTATTATTGCGACTAAATTTACTTAATGCTGATCTTAAATTAGTAATTATTGGTAAAGATTTATTGATTATACCAGTGCTTGTTGCAGCAGTGCTTGCAGCGGTGCTTGTTGCAGTGCTTGTTGCAGTGCTTGTTGCAGTATCACTTGCAGCAATAATTAACTCTCCAGATTTTCTATTACTATCAAGCAGATATGTAATCTTTCCAACTAAAGAATATATATCTCTAGCCTTTTGGGGCATTAATATAGTTTTTTCCCATTCTTCAATCTCTTTTTTAATCCTTTTTTTATTTACCGCATTTGATCCCTTTCCTGTGCACATCCCTTTCTTTATAATATTAAAACTAGTTGGTATATCATAATATGTACCATCTATAGAGATAGCATCATATGACATGCTTTCTACAAAATTTTGAAAATTATAAATAGCATTTGGATTGTTATATTTAATATCAATTTGATACATTTCAAATGCAAACTGTAAATGGATTATAATATCAAAATATGCCATTAATAGTATCTTTTCCTCTGTACTATAGTATTTTAGGTTTAGAGTTTTGGGATGAAGTAGTAGTGTAGGTGTTCTTTGTATTTGATCCAATGCTACAATAATTTGATGTCCTTCATCGTCCATTCTATTAACATTTTCAATAAATTCATTAAGTGATGTATATTCCTTTTGATAACCTCTTTGAGTAATACCCTCAGCAATACCATTCATTTTTTCAATATATTGTTGTTGAAAATCTGTCATTGTTTATTATTATATAATATACTTTCAAATATAATCCAATAATGGAATTTCTGATTCGTCTACTGCCAAATCTATATCAACTATAACATTTAATAATTTATCCCCATCAAATAAATTTAGATAATTATTATTTAAATTTATATGACTAAAATACATTTCTCCAATGGTATTACTATCTGTGAGATACCAACCTGGGCATTTAAATTCTATAATAGTGCCATCTTTTTTTGTTAATTTCCAATTAATATCAATATCATCAATAGGTGCTATATCTGATTGTAAATTATCAATAGGGGGCTTATATAAATATTGATTAGCATCTAGACGTAGACCTAGTTTAGAATAATATTGTGAAAAAATATCGGCATTTAGCTGTTCTTTATCTGTATATAAAAATTCAAGTTCTTCTATAATAGTTTGTCTATATATTAAATCAATTAATATTTCTTTATCAATATCTGTATATTTTTTATCATAAGGAATATTTTTCTCTCTTTTTTTTATTTCTTCTTTTATTTTATGCATAATCTCTGATACTATAATATCTTTAGTTATTTTTGGAATAAATTCTGTTTTATTTTTTAATAATTCTTCTTTTATATATGTTAATGTCCTATATCTATCAATAGTAGTTCCTACCCATATATGATCTTCTGGTATTTTATGCAATAAAATGCTTGTCATTATTGATACTGGTCGTGTTATCATAAATTGAGCATCTGGATATGCTAATCTAGATGATGCCATTGCAAATATATGTAATGGTATAGATACGCCTTTATGAGATATTAACTTCCACCTTCTAGCGCCATATCCTTGTATATCAAAACATTTTATATTTTTAAATATTCCCATATGAGATGTTACTGGAATTCCTTCTTTTGCAGCAACTAAAAATGATATTTCAATATCATTAGAATCTAGTCTACTGCTATCTAATATATTTTTATGATATATATATGCAATCCATATATCATATATATTATCAGATGGAGCAATTCTTAATCTACGACATTCTAATTTATGTTTAGCCATTTTATCATATAAGACAATTCCTTCATTAAATGCTGGAACTGCATCATTTATATTTATATATTGTCTACTTATAGGATGTACAACAGTACTTGCAGGTTCTATATTTGCTTTGCTATACTTCTTCCAAAACTCATAATTATGATCTCCTAGTTTTTCAAATACAAATTGAACCTCACTATACTCTCTAGGACTATACTCTCTCTCAAGAAGTTGCATTTGAATATAGCCTTCTCGCCCATATAGGCGAAATGGTTCTATTTTAGTTAATAATCCATCCCATAGTTTTTTTAAAAAATTAATATCAATTATTATTGTAGGGTATACTGATATATTATTATTATCATAATCATTGGCTAATTGAGGATGTGATATATTTTTTGTATGTTTAAATAAAAACCAAGGAGGGCAGTTAATTTCAATATCTGCTAGTTTCCAAATTGTTGAAGAATCATCTATGGTAATACTAATTTGTTCTGTACCATCTTTTTTATAAGAGGGATGAAATGTGTTAGTTTCACTTTCTATTAATTGTTGATTATTGGTACTTTCTAATAATTGCATTATTTTATTTCTATCATATATAGAACCAATATACATATCATAACTTTCATTATCGCTCCTAAACCTGTTATTAACAAGAATAAGATGTATATATTTTGGCATTTTTGTTACTATATATAATATACTTGGATATAATAATTTTAAAATTGATACAGAAAACATAGTTAGATACAAATATATATTTTTATGACTATGTGTTATATAATAACTTAATCTATAATAACTATAGCTCTTAAAATATCCAATTAATGATATTATTGGAATTGTATCTTTTGCCATAATACTAACACAAATTTCTATAGATTCAGAATCAATATTTTCATTAAATGGATTTTTATTTGTTATATATCCAATAAATATATCATATTTTTCTTCTTCTAAATACTCAGGTAATCTCATTTTATTAAATAAAATTAAAGAATTAATAAAGCTATCTACATATTCATATTCTGGTATAATATATGTATCCGTATCTGATAATTGTGTATCTCTAGTTTTTATTATAATTGGATCTCTTTCAGCATTTGAAAAACTATCTTTATTTTTAGTTGCGTGAGCTGTCCAAAAATTAATATTATCAGAAGATAATTTTTCTAAAACAAAAAAAGCATTACTAGAATTATTATCTAACTCTTTAGGTATTAATTTGGATTGTATATATGCATTTGTATAAGTTATACTTCTTCTACCACTATGTATATGTATATGTGATATACTTGAAGAAAATAATTGAGCGCCCCCATATATATTATTTACCTCTTTATACAATCTTCCTTTAATATTTATAGATATTAATATAGCCAATAAGATTAGTAAAATGATTAATAATATAAAAATAAGCATTATTTTTTTTTTAAATAAAAAATTGTTATTAAAGTCAAAAAATATGTTATATATATATAAAAAAATTAAAAAAGCAATGCTATCATTAATTATTGATAATAGAGAAAGGGCAATATTTCCATTTCTTGATATGGAGATAAAATCCTTCCTATACGAAAAAAAACAGCTTAACACTGGAGATTTTTTAATTGCACAGAAGCCTTTAGAAAAGGCTTTACCCAAAGTTTTGACAGAGTCAAATAAGCCTTTAGAAAAGTCTTCACCCAAAGTTTTGACAGAGTCAAATAAGCCTTTAGATAAGGCTTTATCCAAAGTTTTGACAGAATTAAATAAGCCTTTAATTGATGCAAATACAACTCTAATAGAGTCAAATAATTACAATATAAAAGCCTGTATTGAGCGCAAAACATATGTAGATTTTGCCGCATCATTTCGTGATGGCCGTTATAAATCAGAACTTAATAATATGTTAGAATTAAGAAAAAAGACAAATTGTCAGCTATTTTTTATCATAGAGGGTACAGCATTTCCATCCATAAATAGAACTTTTTCAAGAATTCCATATGTATGTATTTTAGGAGCTATTAATAAATTAATGCTAAAATATAATATATTTATCATTCAAACAGAAAATGAGCAACATACGGCAAAAAAGTTAAATGAATTATTAACCTCTTATACATTAATTATGGAAGAGGCCGATAATGAAAATAAAATAGAAACTGATACAATGCATGCGGCTATTAATAGCAATAGTGATACAATACATGCAGCAAATACTAGTGCTGATACTAATATATCAACAATGGAAGAGGATAGTAATACAGATAGTAATATAATAGGTGGTACTATAATAACTAATATATCGCTAACACAAAGAATACAAAAAACAGATGAAGATATTTTATTAAAATCATGGGCCTCGCTTAAGGGAATATCATTAGTGTTAGGAAAAATATTAATGGAAAAATTCACCATAAAAGATCTTGCATTAGGTATTATAACCATAGAAGAAATTAAGACCTGTAAAACTGCATTTGGCAAAACTATAAATAAGACCGCCATAGATAGTTTAGTAAGCATACGAAATGGAAATACTAAAAATTGCGCAAAGATGTTATCTGCAATTATTGGCATTACGGTAGATTTTGCAACTAAATTATTTAATATTAGATCATTAAAGGAAATATGTCAATATTATCAAAATGCAAAAACTCCTATAGATTATAAGTATTTAAGTGATATAGTTATAAATGAAAAAAAATTAGGACCTAAAAAGGCAATAAATATATATAAATTAATTTTTTAATCTATTATATAATAGATTAAAACTTTTTTAAATTATGGTTTTAATTTAAAAAAGTTTTAATCTATGGTTTTAATTTATATATTTATTTTATTATTAATTTTATTAATTCTTAGTGCAGTATTAATTGGTATTAATCAGTTAAAAGGTTTAAAAAAAGGAGGTGGAACTATAATAAATGATGATAATGCATTAAGTTATATAAAGGATGGAGTATTAACAATTCCATCAGATGTAATAGAAATTACTACAGAGAGATATATAAATAATTCTGACATAATTAGCATTCAATTTGTGCAACCATCTAAATTAAACAGAATTCTTAGTTATACGTTTGAAAACTGTGCTAATTTAACAGATATTGCAATTCCAATATCTGTTACAAATATTGGCATTAAGGCATTTAAAAACTGTCCTAAATTAAAGAATATAATATTACCAAAAATATTTACTAATGAACTAAGTTTTATATTTGATAAAATAATGCCTATAATTACATTTATTGAGCCAGAACCTAAATCTGCTTATGTTAGGCCATCGCCTGCTTATGTTGGACCCACTATAGATGATAAAATATTAGAAATAGCTTTAACTGTTCCATTACCTAGTAATGGATTAATTATTCATAATACTATAATTCAAAAACTTTCAGGCCCTATATCTTTTTATTATTTAAAACCAGATTATAATAGAATAGCAAAAGAGGATATAAAAAAACACCCGCTTATTATTTTATTTGGGGATGAGCATAGAAGTTTTGATCATATTTGCGATCCATGTGATATTAGTAATGGATGTTATAGATTGGATAGTCCTGAATTTTTGCAAGTAATTGATAGTTTAGCAATGATGGTGCCATCATCCGCAGCAATAGATGAAGATGAGCTATCAGTATCTATAGATGAGCCATCTGCAGCAATAAAGTCAGATTTTTATATAGATTGGTTTATAGAAAATAGTTTTTATGGAATGGGTAATGGTTTTAAGAATGGTCCAATGGGCTATTTTACAAATTTTTCCAGATCTAATAATATATCAGCATGTTATGATAGATCATTAATTGGTACAAAAGAATATGCAAAAAAATGCCCTACAAAAAATATTAGATGGCACCATGGAGATTTAAGATATTTTGGTGATATATATGATCGTAGATTTACATTAGATCTTAAAACTAAATATTATACTGCAGAAAATCAGCCATTTGAAATAGCATTTAAAAATAGTATAGACTATTATTTTAGCAAATTACAAAAAAATGTTCCTTTATCATCTTTGAATATAAAAACAGAGGATAGCAATGGTAATAGAATATTTACATTAATAGAATTTAAAGAAATATTAAGCCATCTAATAGTTGATGATTCTTTTAATTTGCACAATTTTTTAACATATTATTTTGATAGAGTTTTTAGTACTGATAATCCAAAAAGTATTTTATGGAAAGAAATGTACAAACAAAGTATTAACTATTTTACAGGTATTGATAATTGGATAGATTTTTATTTAAATTTTATTACAGAAACATTGAAGCATAAGTTTAAATATATATTATATGATATAAAATCTGTATTAAATGAAACACCAAATACTTGGCATAGTAGTAGTAGTCAATTAGTATTCTTTTTTATTCATATTTCTTCTATATTAATAGAAATGTATACTATATTGCGCATATTTAAAATAAATAGTAATGATGATGGGCAGCATAATCAATCCGCATTATCATTAGTATATATGGGAGATAGTCATATTATTAATATAAAAAATATAATATTAAACCTTGCACCATATACATTAGTAGAATCTATAATTGGAGAGGGTGACAATTTAAGATGTTTAGATTTTTCATCATTTAAATTAGACTTAACAGAAGAGTTAAAAAAGCATAGATTTTTATCAAGGGTAAATAAATTATATTAAATGCCAAAAAAAAATATATTTTTAATATAATTACTTATAAAAAATGGGAAATAAATTGTCACGACAGTCGGCCATAATTAGCAATAAAGATGACAATAAAGAAGAAAATGGTGACAATAAAAATGCTAATGGTGGCGTTAATAAAGGCAATAAATCTAAAAATGAAAAATATAAAAATTCAATAACATATAAAATGCACTTATCAGAGCCTTGGTTTTCGTTAATAAGTTTAGGCATTAAAGATGTAGAGGGGAGATTAAATAGGGGAAAATTTGCAGAATTGAAAGAAGGCGATATAATTGAATGGAATAATGAAGATTTTAAACTAAGGATTATATCCACTAGGATTGTAAAAATAACAAAATATAAATCATTTACTGAATATATACAAAAAGAAAAAAATAAAAAACATAATCCATTACCTGGATTGCCAAGTTTAGATCATGAATTAAGTGTATATTATAAATATTACTCAAAAGAAGATGAGCAACAATTTGGAGTTATTGCAATACAGCTCGCTTTGATAAATTAAATGTATATTGCATATTTGAAAATATACTATTATTAATTATACAATGAAAGAATTTATACCAATATTAGATGATGAGACAACTCCAGAAGTATATGATGTTAATGATGATAATAATATGCCAGAATTAGAAGATGCAGATGGTGATATGCCAGAATTGGTAGATGAAGATATGCCAGAATTGGTAGATAGTAGAGAATTGACAGATGCTAGCAGCATAGAAGATGCTGTAACAGATGCTGTAACAGATGCTGTGACAGATGATGAAGATGATATGCCAGAATTAGAGCCAAATATGGAAAGAAGTATAAGAATTATATATATTTTTACAAACTTTTTAAACTTGATTCAAGTTTAAAAACATTTATTATAAAAAATTTAATAAGATTATTTCTATTTATGTCAGAATACTCCTCAAATATATTTAATTTTTTATTATTTATTTTTTCAATAGGAAGAGATTTAAAGCATCTATTATTATATCTCTCTTCTGTAAAAATATTTAATATGTATATGTTACATTTAAAATTAAAATATTTATGCTTAATATTATCTTTTTTTAATTTTTTTTTAATTTCTATATTATTATTGAATGAATAATACAATTTATATTTATCATTTATAAAATTTGATATTAATATTAAATATATTTTATCTTTAAATTCTGGGAATATTATATTAAATATATGTATAAAACTAAATAAGCCCTTTCCTGACTCAATAAGATCATATATATAGATATTATTTGCCCCTTTCATAATATCATATGGGATTAATTTAATTATTAAGTTTTTAAATATACTAAGATATTCTTTGGTTAAATACTTTTTATATTTTTTATCAATGGTAAATTTTTCATTGCTATAAATATGCTTACTAAATGGAATATAATAGCTATCGGATTTATAATACAAATCCATCAACAGGCCTAATTTATTAAAGCTCTCGCCAATAATAATTCTAATACCATCTTTTGTATTATTTCCAATTTCTTTAACAAATTGCTTATACATATTATAATTAAATATTATAGGGTGTATATCTATATAATTATTTGGATCAATATATGTAGTATAAAATAAATTTATTAAAAATGCTTTATCATTACTATTCAGAGATCTGTACATACTTAATGTATAAAACCCATTGCCTAATAATTTCTTTGCTCTATTTATAGTTGAGGCTGTAATATTTAATTTTTTATATTTAGGAATGGCAAAATTAAAATAATTTTTATAAAAAATTTTGTATAATTTAAAATCAATATTGCATTTTACCCTCTTTTCTAAAAATAATATTAGATCATATGATTTTAATTGATTCCCTAATAATTTATTAAATGCAGTTAAGTAAATAAATTCTAATAAATTTACATTTTGGTACAATTTAGCAGTTAATGGGCAATATTTATAAAATTCTATAATTTGTTTTATAGTTGTAAATTTTTGTAAATATGACAAATATACTAAATAAATAATAGTAAATCCATTAAATCCATCAATACCAAGAAGATTATTAGGAATATGCAAAGAATAATTAAATTTATTTGTTAAATATAATTTATCCGATATAAATAAATTACTTGAAGTGTTAAAAAAAGTAGTTTTTATTATATTATTATACATTATATATTAAAAAAATATAATGTATAACTTTATATATATTTTTAACTTGATTCAAATTAACATTTTAACATTCAAGTTAACATTCAAATTAACATTTTAACATTCAAGTTAACATTCAAGTTAACATTCAAGTTAAAAAATGGCCGCATTTACAGACAATGAGATTATTTTAGGAAATTTTTTAGAAAATTGTAATACAGATAATATAGACTCTAAGATACAAATTCAAATGGTATCTGCAATTTTAGTCCTACCAGCTCCAGCAGTTGTCCCACAATTTGCATTAAATACATTTATTCAATATATATTAAATATAAGGCTAATATCTTTGAATATACAGCAGCGCGAATTAACTCTACCATTTATCATATCGGCATTATATCGGGTTATTAATAATAATAGACAAATAATTATAGCACCAGCAGTAGATGCAGTAATTAGTGCTATTGTTTTAGAAATGGATATTGTAAATATTTTTAATAGTATAGTGTTTGATGCAGTTGTTATAGCATTGCCAAATTATCCAAGATCGGTGCATAGTTTATTACAGAGTATTTTTTTAGAAGATGATATAGATGCCATAGAATGGAATGAGCAATTTTTACTTAATATTTTATTAAATATTTGGGATAAAATACCTGATATTATTATAATGGGAGAAAAAATTACTCTTATATGTAATATTATTTATGAATTATATAAAAAAAATATACATATACGTGCCATTATTGAAAATGAAAATACTAATAGATTTAATACAGCGGTTGTTAATTATAATTTAATCACTCCTAATATGTTTCCACCAGCTACAATTATACCTCATATCAGCCCTAATGCTATATTGACCGATTATAACAATTGGAAAAATAGAGTTTCGCAATTAGGGCCATCAGATATGGCCATTCAACACTTAAATAGAATTAAGCCATCAATTAATAATGATAGATTATTATTTTTAAATTAAAGAATATATGATTTAATAATTTTTTCTAATTTATTGCGATATTTAATATCATTATTAAAATTGGCAAAAATATCCTCATCAAAGTGAATTATATCAATATATTTTCCCAGCACTGTAGAAAATACTTTTAATACAGGATGAATTAAATTGGATTTACTTTCATTTCCCATATTTGTTGTAGCGAGTCCTAATTTATCAATATCTGAATTATATTGAGATCCATATTCTAATGTTAAAGTAAATAGCATAATATTTAATTTTGGCAATTCTTCATTAGCGGGTTCTACAGGAGCATCTGGAGTGATTAATATTTTTTTTGTCTTTTTTTCCATTAATTTTAACATTTTTAATTGCGCTTCTGCAGCGGCATCTTTTGCATCATCTTTTGCTTCTGCAGCATCTTTGCCTTCATCTGTGTCTTTTTCCTTACCCTCATCTTTATCCTTGTCATCTTTATCCTTGTCGTCTTTTTCCTTGTCATCTTTTTTCTTGTCTTTTTCCGCATTTGCCCCTTCTTTTTTTGTCTGTCTATTTTTTTCCATTTCTTTAATACGATTATCAATATCAATCATATTATTAATATGTACATCTTTTAAATATAAAAGATCACCATTTGCCATCATATAAAATTTATCGGATAGCACGCCAAACATTTGATATAAGCTAGATGCTGTATTTATCCGCTCAATAATAAAATTTATAAATTTAGTATATTCTAAATAATTAAAACCATTCTTATTGATAATATCAAATTTTTTAAATGAATTTTTTGTACTTAATCCAAATAATTGATGAATGCAGGATTTAATTAAATATCTAAACCCATGAATAAATCCCCCAGAGCTCTTCCCATAATCAAATCCATGCATAGCTGCTCCAATAAAAAATAGATTTTTATTATTTATTGATCCATAATTTAATCCCAATGCTGGATATTTATCACTTCGCATCATCTCAATAGGAAAGGTAAATATTGATTTATTAAATTTCCATCCTGTACACAATATAACTTCATCAAATATATTATTTTCATCAACAGGATAATTCATAATGCCTTTATCCTCATGTGTTTTTACTATAGTTATGTATTTATTATTTTCAGTTTTTTCAACACATATAGGCCGCCATTGTAATTGCAATTCATCTAATGCATTCAAACTTTTTAATAAAAATGTATCTATATATGGCAAATATACAGATCGAATATCTCCAGAATAGTGAGATGCCATTGCCCACTTTTTTTTAGTCTTAGACATAATTAATATACTACATGCTGTATTATTTAACATATTTGCTAATTCATATGATGAATTGCCTCCACCGACTAATAATACTCTCTTATTAGTATAATTTGATAAATTGTCTATAAAATATTTTTTTGGATATTGACCATAATGCTTTATATCTCCACTTGCATGTAATGCACTATAATTCTCAGGGATAACATGAGCACTCATCCCAATTGCAATAAATAATCTATCACATTCGTACAATTTTGCTGCGCAAGCAAGCCCCCTTACAGAGAGAGGGACTCTCTCCACTGACTCAATTTCATTGAGTTCTGCCCCCTCTCCAGCTGCGCAAGCAAGTCCCCCTTCCCCCTCTCCAGCTGCGCAAGCAAGTCCTCCTGCTCCCTCTCCAGCTGCGCAAGCAAGCCCCCCTGCCCCCTCTCCAGCTGTATTATTTTCAGTTGTATTATTTGAAATAGTAATTCTATAATTTAATTTTAATTGTTCGCCATTTTCATTTATTTTTTCCACCTTAACTACAGTAGAATTAAATTCAATATTTAAATTATTATTTTCATAATAGCTATTTAAGTACTCTACCATATTACCACTAGATGGATAATATTCATCTGAAAATTTATTAAAATTTAAATTTTTATCATTTAATAATGAATTCCAATCATGTCGAAGATTAAAATCTTTATTTTTACTTCCAGTATGTCTTTTATTAATAGATATTAATTTTCCAGAATGTGGAAAGGTTTCAAAAAATGAGCCACATTTATCTGATTTCTCTAATACAATGTAATCTATCTCATACTTTTGAAAATAGTATGCCGCCTGCAAACCTGCTGGACCTGCACCGATTATTATATTTTCGTAATATTGTGCTTCCATTTTTATGAATTTACTTATTATTATAATAAATTAATATATATTTTTATAATATATAATCATTTATTATTATAATAAATTAATATATATTTTTATAATATATAATCATTTATTATTATAATAAGTAAATAATAAGTTATGCCTATAGATCAAAAACAGGGGCAACTTGCCTCACTTATAATTTCTATTATTATTTTAATAATTGTAATTATATTAATAGTTATTGTATGCTGTAATTGGAATACAAATAATACTACAGCCTCACCGCTTATAAAAAACCCACAAGCACTTGCTGCAGCATATGCATATAAAAATAATTTTAATTCTACTACAGGAAACCTAGTCAATCAAGCACATATGTAGTACCTATTCAGTAGGACACACATGCACTATTGATAATAGGAAGGGTGTATGTACCCCCATTAATAAAGATAGTACTTCATTATGCTGCCAAAATAATTCTGGATGTTTTGATAATGCATGGTGGTAGTTTATATATTAATTTATTATGAATATTTGCCTTGGCAATTTATGCTAAATGTTAATTTTTGTAAAAAAGTCATATTTGATAGTAAAAAAATAATAATATAAAATAATACTATAATGTCAAGCAGAATAAATATAGGCGATATAAATGCGCATATGCAGGGTATATATGTATGCAATAGTGAGCATACTACACCATCTACAATGGGATTTACTATTAAGGTAAAGAGCAACGCCGATGATACTATATGTAATGCGCGAATATTTAAAGGAATGCGCACATATGGTATTAGAAATGATCCTGCAAATGCAAATGCAAATAATTATGCTACAAAGGTAAGGCGTGAAATTAAGATAATGATTAATTCTAATATCATCACTAATGGTATGAGCCCTAAAGTTATTAGCACATTTCCTCAAAATTTAGACCAAATAGATATTACTACAAGCGATATTTGCTGTATTATAGTATTTGAAGATATAACTAGTATACCGCCTATGGATACACTAGGCGACAAAGATACAAAATTAAAAATCTTATATAATGTAGGATCTGCAATATCTGCATTACACTCAGCTGGCATATCTTATAGTACATTTAACGCTTTTTCTATTTGTCTTCAATATAATACTATTAGATTAATGAATATTGGCCAAAATTTTACATTTGAAGTATCAATTGGTACACACCAAAGGAGAGTAAGTAATACCAATAATAGCTATATTGCCCCCGAACTAATACGCGATTTGCATGAAATGCGAGCCCATTCAGAACAGAAAGTAGATGCATATGCATTTGGAATGTACTTATTTGAAATTATTTTTCAAGAATATGGTATTTTTCCCGCATCAGATAGCAATCGTAGAGCATATGGAACAAGAAATCCTGTTCAATTTGAAGTACTTGAAGATCATAAAATGAGACAACTTGCAATTTGGGATGGCCTACCACAAGATCTAAAAAACTTATTTGGGGGGTTGCCAAATACATATCCAGAGCACTCAGCTAGAGGTTTTAGCAGAATTGGTGGATTTATAGCTGGTACAGAGCAATTTACAGATCAACCCGTTAGGGGATTATTATGCCAAGATCCCACTATGCGGCTTACAATTTCTGAGAGCCTTGATAATACATGGTTTAGAGAATATACTACACAGCCTGAGGAATCTGCACCATCTGAGGAATCTGAAGAATCTGTACCATCTGAAGAATCTATGTAATGAGCAACATTTTGACTTTATCAAAAAAGTTTTTCTAAAGGATTAGTTGTTGTAGTTTATTTAAAACAGTTGTTGTAGTTTATTTACAACAGTTGTTGTAGTTTATTTACAACTATATAGTCATATGCCAACATCTCCTTATTTCTTCTTTCAAGGATAAGTGGTATATTATATTTTTTTGCAAATTCCATTATAAAAAATAATCCACTAGTTTTTAATTGCCCTCGAGTTTGATATTTTTCCCATATCTTTCCTTTAGTCAATGACGCATGCTTATCAGGTCCATGTCCCAATTCCCTTTCACTATCATTTAAATGTATAATGATCTTATCATGTGGGATATAGGGTGCATCCATTAATTCAGTAAACCACCTTTTTGCGCCATCATATGTAGAAATATCATTTCCAGATGTCCAGATATGTGCCGTATCTATACATAGACCAAATAAATTGCTACCGATGCCACCTCCAAGTTTATGTATAATATGAAATAATCTCGATAATTTATCTGCTGTGTCGTAATTGGCATACATTGGAATAATAGCTGGAGTTTCTAAATAGATAATAGGCAATGTGGTAGTTGTAGAAGCATTTATTGCCACTATTGCATTTATTAATTTATACATTATTTTTTGTATATATTTCTGTTTTAAAATTCCCTCTTTTGGTAAATGGATAACCAATCCAGAAATATTATATTCTTTACAAACTGCAAGCTCTTTTAATACAAATTTTAAATATGTAGCTTCTTTTGTCTTCTCTTTAGTCCATAAAAATGCTACATAGCTACTATGTGCAATAATAGACATTTTTGATTTATTTATAAACTGCTTTAATTCTTCCCCCTCTTCATCTTTTAATATAATCTGAAGCCCTCTTGGATTGCTCACAAATATTGCTGCAGTGGACATATTAAGAGAATGCGCATGGTAATCTGATATTGTTTCTTTAATATAGCTAGTTATGGACAAATGCCTAGTATCGCGATTTATGTGATTTCCTAACATTTTTTATTGTTATTTATATAACATTTTATTTGTTATTTATATAACATTTTATTTGTTTATTGTTATTTGTTATTTATATAAATTATTTTATAAAAAAAATCAAATTTGATTATTTATATAATATTTTATTTGTTATTTACCATATTTGAATGTATAAAATATAGTATAAAAAGAGATATGGCAGAAAGTAAATATAATATTGCGGCAGTAGATGTGGTAGTAGCAGTAGTTCAAAAATCCCAAAGAAAGCTAAAGCATAAGAGAAAGTATAAGGCAAAGCTGCGGCAAAGAATAATTAATATATTCGTACAAGAATATAATATATTCAGGAATAAATGTATAGCTCAAACAGTATTTAGTAGAGCCGCCCATTTGGCTACTTGTAAATTTGGCAACACTTCTATAGATTCTGATAATGACTTAGATACGCCTATTAAATTATATAATCCCTCAGATCGTGATTATGTGATTAATTCATTAAGAGAATGGGTTAGGACTCAAAATATAATTTCATATCAGACCAAATGCATATTATTATATTTTGTGAATGGTGTAGTTGATAATATCACCCCCAATGAAAATAACACTTCAGTAAAAGAGCGCAGGCACTCATACAAGAGATTATCACACGAGCACCAAGTATCTTGGTTTGCAACCCACTGCGCCGATAATAAGTGTTTAATGCAGCTTTTATTTATAAATTATATAGCTGATAATATTTATCATCGCACAGATGCCAATGGCGATGTAGACAAAATATTTTGTGCTAATTGCAGAGATAAACATATAACACCAAGCATCATTGTACCATCAGGCAAACTTGAGATAGCTCAGCAATCCACTTTTTCTGAAATTACTATAAATATTAGTATAAATCACATCCTCTTGTATTGGTTAGACGAGTTTAACACTATGAAAAATAATACTAGAGTTTTACTTAAATCAGACAATTATTGTGCATATTCTTTAGAAAAGGATGCAAAAAGACTTCATACATATTTGGTCTATACCGAAAATAAAAAGCTTTGCAAATGGGTAGAAGTACATGCAGAAGATTTTAGTTATGCAGGGGGTGCAGTTAAAGCAGGCAGTTGTGCAGTTAAAGCAGGCAGTTGTGCAGTTGCGGGCAGTTGTGCAGTTGCGGGCAGTTATGCAGTTGCGGGCAGTTATGCAGTTAAAGCAGGCAGTTATGTAGTTGCGGGCAGTTGTGCAGTTGCGGGCAGTTATGCAGTTGCGGGCAGTTATGCAGTTAAAGCGGGCAGTTGTGCAGTTGCGGGCAGTTAAAGCGGGCAGTTGTGCAGTTGCGGGCAGTTAAAGCGGGCAGTTGTACAGTTAAAACACCCAAGTAGTTGTTAAACAGGCAATTTAGTAATAAAAATTATACTAACTTTTATTTTTTTTATAATTATATTTCTTCCTAGAGATCCTAATGTTGACCAATTGCCATATTTGAATATATATATATATATATTTATATAATTAGGCAAAATGGAAGAATATAAATATATGGGAGGAGAGGATTTAGATAGTAGTATAATCAGGCAAGATTGTATAAAATTCATAATGCAACGGTTTTCTAGTGAAAATGCTATATATCTAGCTAATAAAGAAGTAGGTATCATAGCAAGAATGGAAAATATTGCAGGATTAAATCTACTATCAGATTTAGATGATAGCACTATTCGTGAATGGCTTATTAGTAATGCAATTATTTATGATCCAGCTCATTTTGAAACATATGAGACATATGTTTTGCGTACAGAAAATAGAATATTTACTGAATCTCAAATACAACAAAATACTCATATATTTTGTGGAAGATCACCAAGTATTAGAAATTGCTATGGCTTTGGACATAAGTGTGATTTTTATAGTTATGGCGGAAGAGGGTATGGATTTCTTAATTGCATTGGTTTATGTGGAAGTTATGACTGTGCAAGAGCTATCCAAAGAAAGGCTCTGAAAACTATTCAAAAATTTGTAAAGTATAATATGCAACGATTTTACAAAAAACAGATTTTAGAATATGGAAATTCTACAAGATTGCATATGGAGTCAAATGTAAAGCCACTTTCTGCAATGCGATTGCTCTTTATTACCAAAATTCACGGTACTGAAATATTAAGATATTTAGAACAAATTTCTGAGTTTTTATAAAAAAATAATATTTTATAAATGCACTACCTTTTTTGTAATTTTTTAAATGCGCAATAATTACTAATTTTTATTTTTATTTTTTTTTAGCTGTACACAATTCTTTGTGATTTTTCCAATCTGATTTTTGACATGCTTTACTACAATATTTAACAGCTTTACAAGAACAGCAGAGGGGTGCTATTTCTTCACAGATAAAGCACTTGCTATCTTTATATTTCATAACAATAGCAAGTGCCTCCATTCGTGACATACAACTATTTATCAATCCAAGAGTATGTAACTTGCGTATAATATCCCTTAAATCCTCTGCAACAATTTCTTTCTCTTCTGATGATCTATAACGATCTGGATTATATACTGAATCTGGATCATCTGTTGATGATAAAAATTCACTCATACGATCATTATATTTTTCATATAAAAAACCTAATTGTGATTCGGATAGAGGCTGTCCTATACCTTTATATAGTTTTTTAATGTCTTTTTTTCTGAATACTTTTTTAATGTCTTTTATCCTTTTCCAAAAATCTTGTAAAAGCTCTTCATTTTCAGTAGTACGATCGGAATCCATTTTGATATACTCATTCCATAGATATCGGTTATATAATACTATAATTATAATAATCAAATATAACTCATTGCATAGAGATTGCATACTTTTTTGATCAGTTTGTTAAGTTTTGACTCTGTCGAATATTTTCTAAAAATATATGGCAATGAATATTTTCCATCAAATTTTTTATTACTTCTTATATGCAAATCAATTTTACTCAAACAAAGCTTTAATTTTTCCTTTCTTAAACTCTCCGCCTTTAATTGTTCTTCTCTTACCCTTAATTGCTCAGCTTTTAATCTCTCTACTCTTAATCTCTCTACTCTTAATTTTTCAGCCTCTAATCTAGCTACTCTTAATTGTTCTGCTTTTAGTTGATTTGCTTCTACTATACGTAAAGCATGTTCATCATACATTTCAACGCAATTATTTAGTAAATTTCCCATATTTAATAATACATTACTTTTATTCAAATGTATTAATTTTATATTATCAAAAAAAAATATGCTATTTGCTATTGTGAGTAGTCATAAATATAAATTAATTTCTACGGATAAGTCAATGATTTGACAAAGTTAAAACTCTACACAAATGATTTAATAAAGATATTTTGATACACATATGCCACAATATGCCTCTTCTAAACATCCACCATCATCTAGTATAAAATGTTTAGCTTGGCTTATACAATCCCAACAGGATATATCGGTTGAATACTCAACTACCCAGACATCATTTTTTTTTATCCAACCGTATTCAAAATCATTACCAAGGCGATATTTATCAAATTCCTCAATATGTTGATTTAATTTATCTTCTGTTAATTGCTTCTTAAATTCCATTGTTTTATTATAGTATTAGTTATTCAAATATATTGGATATGGTCATCAATATTCAAATGTTGTTTACATCTTACAACTAATAAAATTATGCAATAATATTTTCATTTTTTAGTCTATCTCTATTTGCATCTAATATAATACTAAAATTAGGTTCAGCATTTGCAATAATTTTATTATCTGACATTAATGATAGCATACCAACTGAATCATTTATACTATTTTTATAACCAATTGGAGTACCTTCTGGATAATTAATTTTACCTTTTATCTGTTGACACTTTTCAATAAATAAATTATATTCTTTCCTTAATACGCTCATTACAGATTTTGAAAGCCATTTTTTATCCCCTTGATATACTTTAGCAAATTTAATAGCATCTTCATTTTTTTTAATTTCTGTTTCATCTAAATACACATTTATATTATTAATATCATCTTCAAATGAATTTTCTAATGTTTCAAGAAATAATGATACAATTAAATTTTTAACATATTCATTTTTTAAATTTACTTTTTCCATATATTCTAATCTAGTATATGCAGATGCCGCAGATGATTCATCTAAAAATGTATCTACTATATACTTTTCTAATAATTTAGATTCTTTAAATGGTGTAATGTTAATATTTATATTATTATTTTGAGTTTCTATATTTGTTGTATTTGTAATATTATTACTATTTATATTATTACAATTTTTAGTTGTTTTATTACCATTTCTTAATTCATTCACAACTTGAGTTAATAGATCAATTTGCTGCTGCATTGTTTCCATCATTTGACCTTCCGTCTTTTTATTCTTAATAATTGGACATCTATCAAGTATATGCTTTTTAAGTCCTTGATTAGATTTAAACCCACGATTGCAGTCTTTACATTTAAATAAACTTTTATCATCAGATTCTTTAATTAAGCATGGTACTTTTCTATTCATATGCTTTTTTAAAGAATCTTTAGAACTAAATATATGACCACAATTAATACAATTATATGGCATTTATACAATATTTACGAAATTTGTATAAATTTAATACAATAAATACGAAATTTGTATATTAAATTTATATAATAATGTTTTATATATTTAATATATCTATATATTTAAATAAAATGCTATCCAAATATATTACACAATAAATAAATATAATTATAATTTTTATTTTTAAAAATCTCAAAAATTTTATAAAAAAAATATATACTACTAATTAAATACATATATTATATACAATATAAAACTAAATATTGCAACAAAATGTCAAATTATATATGCACTTTATGTAATAGTACATTTACTACAAAATATGGATTAAATAAACATATTAATAAAAAAATAAAATGCTTTACTGAAAAAACTGACAATATTAGTAAATTTCAATGCGATTCATGTAATAAATGTTTTACTACAAATCAAACATTAATAAAACATATAGCAATTAGCTGTCCAATTATTAAAAATAAAGAAAAGAAAAAAATTAATACTGATAATATGCAAGGCCAAATAGATGAATTAAAAGAAATGGTTAATATATTAAAAAATACAGTAGATGAATTAAAAACAATGGTTATAGATACTATATCTAAAAAAACTGAAACTATTTATGTCCCAAAACTTATAGGAGATAAAGATATTATTACTGGAATTATATATTTAATTCAACCTGAAGAATTACTTAAAACAAATAGATATAAAATAGGATGTTCTACAAAAAATGATCTATCCCGAGTCTGTTCATATAAAAAAAATTCAAGATATTTATATATTGCAGAATGTATAAATCCATATACATTAGAAGCAAATATAAAAAGTATATTTAATAATAAGTATATACTTATTGCAGGTAGAGAATGCCACTGCGTAGTCATCGCAGATGGGACTGTGCCACAGTCCCTAAAACCGACCCCTATGGAATGGGACTTTGAAGGTGATGAAAAAGATATAATTAATGATTTTGTAAAAATTGTTAATGATTACAATAATGAGGTAGGAATATAGTTAATTATAATAAAATTATATCATTAGGGCTTTTATAAATTTAAAAGGATATTCAAAAAAAAATAAGCCTCAATTGTTAGAATTATCACATAATAAATAACTTATGGGCTATTATTTTGCCAATTTATTGTATTATCTTCTATAAATGGCAATGGTTCTGCAGTTTTTTTTTGTTTTTGTTCTATTATTTGATCTTCTAAATTAATATCTATTTCTGAAAGTATAACAGGTAATAATTTTAATACTCTAAGTTCTCTTTTTAATATTTTTTTTAATTCTTTATTTAATTTATTAATAAAATTATTTTTATCAACAATACTAATTATATTTTTCATTTTTTCTTCTTTATCATCCTCATCTTCATCATCATATGAAAATAAATCAAAGAATCCATTTATATATTCAATATATTTACTATTATTTTTAATATTATTCTTATATTTTATAATTTGTTCTAATATGATTTCTATACAATTTAATTTATTAAAATTATAATAATATATAAAAAAGTCATATAGTTGATTATGATATTGCAAATATTTATTAAATAATATATCATTTATGAATTCATTCATAAAATTAATATGAATATCAGTAAATTCATAAAATATTGGACTTTCCGAGCTTAAAGATATTATACATGTTATTATTTTTTTATCAATATATCTTTTATTTTTACCATCTACTAAATTTATTAAAAAATATTGTAAAAAACACCTAATAATAATATCTTTCATATTAATTGCAGTAAATTGAGGAATATGTGTAATATCAATTATATATTTATCTGAATATGCAATTATATTATTATTATTAGAAATTGATAAATTATCAAATTTTAAAGATATTGAATGATCTATATTATATATAAATATTTCATCAGGATATTCAGATTCTAATTTTTCAAAATAATTATTCATTATAGTGTGAATTTTTTTAGTTGTTTTATAAAATTTTTCATCATTAATATTTAGATCATTTTCTGTTCCTAATTCTTGTTTTATACAATCAAAAATATTCATTATTTTATAAACATCCATAATAGATACATATTCAACCATTTTAATATTTTGATTATTTTTACCATCTACAATACATAATAAATAATTTAATATTACACATTCTAAAATATCTAAATCTGGTAAATTTTGCTCTTTTAAAGATGCTTTTATTTTTTTTCGAATTATTTTTATCTTATCTTTTAAGTCATTTAAATATATATTATATTTACTATTTATTCTATCCATTATATCAAAATGTAATATAGGTAATATTTTATCGTCTACTGTTTTTTTATCATTATTATTTGATGATATATTTCTATTGATTTTTTGATAATACTCTTTATATCCAAATGTTTGTATAGTATAGGTCGATATATGGTAATATACAGTCCTCATTTGATCAAAATTTTGATTATTAATTGATTTTTTATGATTATATTTATATAAATTGTAATGAATATAATATTTTAATACCGTTTTTCTTATTAAATGATGGCCCCAATCTATTAATTTTTTATCATCTTCAATATTAATATAGTCTTCAAAATTTTGAAATTGAATAATATCATTATCCCTAATGCTGTTAAATAATTGTTCATTTTCCATAATTATTTCTGTTATCTTAATAATATTATTTTTCTTTGATAAAAAATCTAATTTTGGTTCTATTGATGAACTTGTTTTATAATCAATATATTTTTCAAATCGTTTATTTATGTTATCACCATTTTTATATATTCCAACATATAATGATTTTTTTTGTCTTGTTAATGCAACATGTAATAAAGACTCATATTTTAAATTATTTTCAGAATTATTCCATTTTTTTGAAATTGATGATTCTGTCAATCCTAATAAAAATACAACTTCACATCCATTTCCTTTAGATGCATGTATAGAAACAATTCTTGTTGCATTTTCTGATTCTTTTAAATTAATTGGTTGCCCATTGACTGATTTATGTAAATGGGAATATTGATAATATTCATCATCTAATTTATCTCTCCAATATTCAGCATTTGGATTTTCTAATATCATATTTTTATAATTTTCATCTTTATTAAATTTATGAATCCAAAATAATTGCAATTTTGCTAATAATTTATCAAGAAATCCCATATTTACTATTGGAAATATAAACATAAAATTATTTGGTAAATAATTATAAATTTTTTATAATAAATTATAAAATTATCTATAAACAGATTTTTATTACAAAGCTGGTCATCTAAATTTAATTTATCATATGAAGATAATATTTCACCTACTCCTCCCAAATGTATGCTTGGAT